TCCTGTGCTTCCGCAGCACGTTGGTATTCATACTCTTCCTTCTCCTTTTGAGTAAGGGGAATCGGTCTATCCATGTACTTGATGGGCCTAGACCCTTTCTTTCGGAACATATTGCCAACCGTAGAGGAAAGCGCAGATGCCATGTAAAAACCGTTTCTCCATGCTTCTGCATTGGCTCTGCGTTCTCGCAACTCCTCTGCATCACGGTATACCTTAGCCAGCCAGACATCGCCGTGCCAGAACTGATCGTAGGTCATGCCGATGGAGATATAATAGGCTTCTACATCATGGAACAGCTTGGAGAAGGAAAACGGTTCTCCCTCTCCGTCTGGTTCCTGAGATTGTGCGGTTACACAATCTCCCACGTTGCGTTTTTTGCGGTCTTGTCCTCAGTATCAGTTGCCAGCAGAGACTTAGAAGCGTCCATGAACATCTCAAGCAGCACAGCCATCAGCTCTTCCTTCTCGTCGATGTGGGCAAACATTTCGTCCACGACTTTACGCTTGATGCCACGATTCCGGGCGATAAACGCGCCATAGAACAGGGCGCGGGAGTTGGACAGCAGGTTGGTCATCTGGGTGTACTGGCCAATCTGAAAGCCTGCACGTTCGGTAGCTTCCACGCTGTCACGGGTAAAAGTCAGTTCGTAAGTATTCTTGCCATCGGGGGAATGAAAATTGATAACCTTTGCAGCCATAATAAATGCTCTCCTTTATAAATAGGGGCAGAACCAAATCCGATGTTCAGTTCTGCCCGGTTTGATTGATCTGTTTTTTGGTTTAGCCGCCAGCGATAGTCAGAGTTTCGCTGAACTCAGGCTTCTTGGTAAAGATACAGTTGATGGTCATTTCCACGACCTCGTCAACGCCAAAGCCAGACAGGCCAACCTGGTGCATACCCTGCCAAGAAAAGCCGGAACCGTCCTGCATTTTCAGCGCGTAATACTTAACGGCATTGCTTTCGGAAGTCTCATCGTAGCCAGCCTCCTTGACTTTCTTGTAGTCATCCTTGTTGTAATTTGCGGTGAAGGACTTGGTGTCGCTCTGGATGATGCCAAAGATGTTGACCTGCATGGGGTCAGACAGAGTGGTGGCATCCAGAAGGTTCGGCTCAGAGATCAGGTCAGGCACATCCTTGATGTCGCACAGCTTCGTCAAAGCGGTTGCGCTGTCGCCACAGTACAGGGTGGTATTCAGACCGGAGATAGCAGTACTCATAGAATGTTTACCTCCTTATTTTCGGTAAATCATTCCGTCCTCTCCGATTGTTGCCCCATAGCTGCAATCAATCCGATAGACGGAATTGTTGTACAGCCCATTCAACGGGGCAAACGATTTTCGATAGAAATTGAGCGGTTCCAATACAGAATCCACGATGCTCACAATGGAGCGGGCTTCTGCAATGCGTCCGCTGGTTGTTTTGTTGGAATAGACACGCACACGCAGAGAAACGGCAGCATACTTGCTTCGGCTTGCGGAATCCAGATGAACCGGGAGATTGCTATTTTCCTCTATCTGCACACATGGAAACTTCTTGACGTTGCTGTCGTTGATTTCACCAGTGACAAAGATACCGGGAACCTGTTTCCGAAGTTCGGTCGCAACAGCCGTGAAGATGGAATTGAAATAATCAATCAACTGCTCCAGACCTCCCTCCACGTTGCTTCTACTTGAGAAACCATTTCCTCAACAGCCCCCCACATAGCCATAGCTGCATCGTTGCCGCTGGTGTAATTCAACTGGCCTTTGCCGGGAACGGTATCCACATAGGTTCCGGCATTGCCGGGGTCGCCGTAGTAGTACCAGCGCTTATGCTTGCCGTTTTCCTTACCGTATGTGCCATGCTCACCAATGTTGTCAGGCAAAGGGAGCGGGCCGACCGTTCCGGCAGCGCCCCATCCCTGATGCGTAACGCCGGTGCCAAATTCGATGTGAGCAACCGCCTTGCCTTCTGCAATGATGGTACAGGTGTTTCCGTTTTGCTCAACACGGCAAGAAACATCATTACTGCCAGCATATTGAGCATTAGCAAAGCGAACTTTTGCCACGTCAAGCCCTTTGTCAGCCAACGCCTTTGCGAACTCCTGTGCCTTTTTGTTTAGGGCGGTCTTGTGCTCCTGTATCTGACGTTCCGCATCACGAAGTCCGGCATCGCTCAACCTCACTTTAATTTTCACTTGCAGCCACCTCTTTCAGCGCATACAACGTGTCCGTGATATGCTCTGCGACCTTGACCACAATGTAATTGAAGGGCTTTGAAACGTCCGTCTGAAACCAGACGTGCGTACCTTCATAAAGCGGTGTGTTGCGCTTTTTGCTGGACAAACTGACCACATAGCTGTAATCTGTGAATGCTCCAAAAGGGTTTGCTTCCGCAGAACCAGTAGGCGGGCTGACGTTCAACATCAGCTTTGCAGGGTCACTCCACGTCTGCGATGTCTCGCCGGTTTCGTTTCCCCATTCGTCCACAACAGGTTCTTTCTCGCCGATAGGATTTGAATACCACAGCGGGCGCTTGTCCAGCGGACTTCCATTGAACATCAGCCGATAACACCTACTCTCGGAACTACTTCGTTCAGCAGGGACTGTGCCACATCGGAGCTTTCCCAAACACGAGTGATGCCGTTGTTGGTATAGCTCGTCTGTCCGTTTGCGCCGATGTGGTTGTACAGTTCCGCTGCAATGCGTATCTGCAACGACTGATACTGCAATGGCAACTCGTCCGGCCTGTTGCCGAATGGGTAGCCCTGTGCAAATATTTTGTCCTTAGCAAAATCAAGCAGCAGGTCGAAGAGTGGGTAGTCCTCGTCCGTGACTTCACGGTCAAGTGCGGGGGCAATGTACTGTCCTAGCTTGACTGCCGCTTCAGAATACTGGTCTCCCATGCTGCTTTCCCCCTTTCGCCTTAGTAAGCCTTGATGCAGTACACAGCGTCCATGCGCTCAAAGGACGGCAGGACGATTTCAGAAGCATAGACGTTGGCATTGACTGGGTGAACGGTCAGCTCAGTGGTGATGGCAACGCCTGTGTTCACGATGGACACGGATGCACCAGACTGACCAGACAGCAGGTCGGCTTCCTCAGGAGTAGTGCCGTACCAAGTGCTGCCCAGAGCGCCGGACGGAGCAACCACCACCATGCCATCGGGCAGATACTTCTCGCTTGCACTGTACTGGTCTGCCTTGAACATCTTGTCGTACAGATGAATGGTCAGACCGGTTGCAGATTCGATAATCTGCCGTGCTTCAGCGTCCAGCAGAACGGCGTTCGCCTTTGCGGTGACGGTCATGAACCGGTTCTTCACCTCATCCGAAGCAATCATGTTGCGGAAGGTGGCAGTATTCATGTACACCTCAGTCACAACCTCGCCCACGCTTGCTAGAACAGCGTCCTTTGCGGCGTTCAGGTCGGCAATGGGGGTGGCGGTGGTGACGTTCCACTTAGACTTTGCGGCAGAGACTTCCTTGTAGTTGGTGGACTTCCAAGTACCGTCCGGGTCGTAATTGTAGGTGTAGTTCACGCCGTTTGCCTTGATGGTGATGCCGGGAGCGCCATTTGCAGGAGCCAGCAGCTGCCAGATCATGCGCTCGGGTACGATACGAGCACCAGTAATAAGCTGTGCGGTGTCATCGTACAGACGGTTCATCACGTCACGGGCATAGGGGTCGTTGCTGTCCAGAACACGCAGGATTTCCTGACGGTCTTTCTCGCCCAGATGGTAGCCCTCGCGAAAGAACGGCATCTCAGTCTCATCAAACTTGAAGCCCTCACGGGTACGGAACGTAGCTTTTGCATCAAATGCGCTGGGCATCAGGGAAACGCCAACGCCCTTGTGACCACGCAGCCACTTCAGGTCAAGCCCAGCCTTCTTCTTTGCAGGGAACAGTGCGTCAGATGCGAAAGGCATCGCATTGGTGGGGTCATTCGTCCAATAGGCGGCAATCGCAGCCGGGGCAAAGACTTCCTTAAGATTCAGTGCCATGTTGTTTTACCTCCTATCAAGCGTTCACGCTGATGTTGTCGCGGCAGAAGATGCCGGGAACGGCAGTCTTAAGCGCCTTGATCGCGTCAGTGTCAAAAGTGAAGCTGGAACTTGCCGCTGCCTTCTTGGTGTCGATAACACCACGAATCAGAAGAGAAGCGTTGGGGTTCTCTGCCGGGTCAACGTCATACAGCAGAATGCCGTCAGCGTTGATGGTCTTAGAACCGGTTTCGCCAGCAGCAACAGCTTTCTTGCCAGCCAGCGTCATGGGATAGCCAGCCTTAACCGCAGCAGTTTCGGTCACGGTAAAGGGAATGGCGGTGTAGTCATTGGAAGCAAGGATGGTATCATTGATTCCGTTGACCGTGTTTCGGGTAAACTTCATGTTTTCCTCCTTGTTAATGGAAAGCGCTCATTGCGTCACTCGATGCCTTAGAAGTATTTGCGTTCTGCTGTGCAAGGCTCTTAGCAAACGCCACGCCTTCGCTGTCAGAGCCGCCCTTGCCATCCGCACCCGGAGGTGTGGGCATATCCTTCAGCAGGGAAGCCTTATATGCGGTGTCATGGGCGGTCATAAACTCCGACTGGAACTTAAACACCTTGTCCATGTCGCCGTCAGCCAGCGCAGATGCAGCCTTGCCGGCCAGTTCAGCGTCATAACCCTGTGCAACAAACTTCTCACGGTAGGATGCAAGGGTCTTTTCCTTGATAAGGTTCTCCTTGTCGGTAGTCAGGTCTTCAATCTGCTTCTGCATCTCTGCCAGCTTGTCAGCCTGTTCCTGTGCGGCGTTCTCGTCATCGGTGCGCTTTGCTTTGAGCTGCTTCTTGTACTCGGCGGCTTCACCGTTGGCTTTCGTCACGGCGTTGCGCAGCTTCTCGACCTCTGCGTTAGGGTCTGCAACCTTTTCCAGCGCAGAAATGATTTCATCGGCGGTCATGCCCTCTTTGTAGGCATCACCAAGCAACACATTGAGTTTCATATTGTTAATTTCCTCCTGCGTTTTTTTACCGTTGCTTCCCTGCAACGCTGCGAAATTTGTATCCCGGCTTCCCTGCCGTAATATATCAGCCCGCTTATGCGGATTGATTTTTAGTCGATTCGTTCTCCTGCTGCGTTATAAACCGCTTCTGCGCTTGTTACATCAGGCGCAGAAAAATTTGTAGGGACAAGATAAACCGGCATTCCATAAAGCTTTGCAGCGTCAGCCTCCACAGTGCAGCCGTTATACAGCCACGCATTATCGCCGCAAATACCGATGAAATAATCAGCCTGCGAGAGGAGTTCGATGCTCTTGCCAAGATACCAAAGCCCTTCAGTTCTGCACTTAGGTGGATTATCCTCAATATAGGTAGGGATAACCTCAAGGCTCTCACCGTACACTGCTTCGGCAATCTTGTGCAAACGGTCAAACGTCATCCGAATATTTTCTTCCGACCGATTCTTCATCGGGCAAGAAATAAACAGCTTCTTCATTTTGTCCTCCTTCCTTTGCATTAGCCTGTTCGCCAAACATTTTGCCGTTGTCGGCAATATGGTCAGTAGGCTGTTCATGCGGTTTCGGAGCTTTCCCGTCCTCGCCCAGCTTGCCAGCGGCAGCCAGGAAGGGCTTGCTCATTTCATAAGCAGCCTGCGGGTCAGGGAACAGACCGGGCGTAGTAAACGCCAACTGCGGGTCAATGGACTGACCGAGCATCTGCGCAAAAATCTGAACTTTGCTCTGCTGGTTGTCGTACTGACGGCGCGGAAGTTTGATGTTGATATCACTTGCCATCAGCTTAGAACCAGCCGTGTCACGCAGTATTTTCAGCATCACAGACAAGCTTTGGCGTTCAGCATACTTGAACATATTCTCGTACTGCTGCGCTCTTGCTTCGGTGTGATTCCAACCGTTGCGGACGATAACTGCGCCCACGTTGTCAGACGTTGCGTTCTCGCTACCAGTAGCGCTAGGCATGGCAGTCAGGCTGCGGTACACGTTCAACATAGAATCAAGCAAGGTCTGGCTCTGCTGCTGGTCAAGCTCGTTTGCAATCTGCTTTACATCAGCGGCAAGACCAGCGGTAGACTTGATGGACATTGCGCCCATCTGCTTAACAGCATCCAGCGTTTCCTTGTCCACAAGACAGTTTACAAACACCAAGATGGACTGGATGAACTGCTCAACGCCGTCCAGACGGTTGCTTTCAAGATTGTTGATGGCATCCAGAACGGGAATAGCCGGTTCAAACAGACCCATACGCTCCGGGTTGAGCTTGTATTCGACCATCGGCAGCATTCCGAGAGAATGGTTCTCCGATTTCGTGACCTTGCCGTTGTCGATTTCAAAGTACTGGTTTGGCGTGTACACGCAAATCAGGTCGTTCAGGTCATTCTGATAATTGCGTGGGATGTGCAGCACGTTGGCAATAGGCTTGTGACCGATGCCGGAGTTGTAAATCACATACGCCATGTCCGGGTCTGGAACATCTACCAGCAGGGGCGTTTCGTCCGGGTAGTTACCGCCGTACCCCTTATCAGGAAGAACAATGCGGTATCCCTGTCCACACTCCAACATCCACTGCCAGAGCCGCCGATCAAGCGAATCTTTGCCCTCATACTGCAAAGCGTTGGACAGGCGAGCAATTTCCTCACCGTCACCTGTTGCCGTTTCAGACCGCACATAAGAGCAAGGCGTACCGCTCATATAGCCTGTGTAGAAGCCTACACACTCGTTGGCGTGGTTCTCTACAATGCGGTTCGTGATTTCAGCGTGGTACTCCTTCGTGCGATGGAGGACAGGCTGGCTACCCAAGTAGTAGTTGTGCAGAAAGCGAATCTCGTTCTTGTTCAGCAGATGAATATGCTCTGCCTTGCCCATGACCACTTTCAGCACGTTTGTCCGATTGATTTCCGTCTCCGGCGTTTCAATTGGTCTGCGTCCGGTCAGCGGCTCATTCAAGAAGTCATCAACAACTATCTGATACTCAGCCATGTGTTCCTCCTTTCCGGCAAAAATAAAAAGCGCAGCAAGACAAACCTGTTAAGGTCTATCTCACTGCGCTTACAACTGCGCTTCAAAAGCTATTTAGTTCTTGAACTTTGGCACGGAGACCCATGTTTCTTTTGGAAGGTTAGAATCTCCAATTGTAATCCAATGGCAAAGAGGGCACAGAAGAGAGAACTTGCCTTCCACTTCGCCAAGATAACGTCCGCAATCACATGGATTGCCGTTTGCGTCTTTCCGAGGGCGCTTGCATCTGACTTTTGCTACCATCTGTGCTCCTTTCGTTGGATTTCTGGAAACAGGCTGTTGAGCACAGACCTGTCAGAAGCTACTGGGAAACTGTTCGCACTTCCAGCCGTGCTATTCTTCGCCCGAAGAAAACCATTGCAGCCTTTACATTCAGTTGTCGGACAGACGTAAACGGGTCAGCTGCAATTTTGGTGCTGCATAATGGATTTGAACCAATGTATGTCCGGTTATGAGCCGGATGCTCTAGCCTGACTGAGCTAATGCAACATAGAAACCCGGCTTGATTGGTTAACCGCTGCTCTTTGCAATGTCATGCCTAAACATCACATTGAGAGCCGGGAATAGCGATGGAGGTTTGAATAAAAAAGGAGAATATGGTTGTGCTGCGTTACGGAATTGAACCGTTGCTTGCCAGAAGAGGGGGAGTATTCTGGCATTCCCAACCAGAAGGGAACGCAACATATAAAGCCCGGTGAAGGTGAAAGAGTGAGAAAACCTCCACCGGTGAAAGGAGGAATATGCTTGCTGAAACGCACGCGAGTAAAAATGACAAAACCTCGCTGCGCCGGGCTATTCCTTAGAGGAAGCTGCAAAACTTCCTGTGTACATTATAAGCATTGTCAAGTGGTGAAATCAAATAAATAGACCCATCGAACACAATATATTGTGTTTTTAATCAAAAAGGCCTCTTGACAGGCTCAATTTTACTGATTCCGTTGTAAAGTTCATCGGCAAGCTGTGCCAGACTGTCCGGTGCATCATCGTGCGGGACTTTGCCAAGCTGCGTGAACATCGTTACCTGCTCCATGAACGCTTTGTACTCTTTCGACTGGTGCTTTTCATCAAGGAAATAGAACCGTTTGATGTCCGGCGCATACTGGATGATTCTTGACAGCTTGCTTTGACCACTTGGTGCACGTTGGCTACGAACAGAGCAGTGATAGCCCTGCTGCCGGAGCTGGCTGTCTACTACGTCACAGTATTCATCACCGCCGTTGTTGGCTTCGCCACGCACCACGTTGATTTTGTGCTGGATGATTTTGCCCACGACTTCCGGTCTGGTCACGGTCTTATCGCCGTTATTGAACACAAGGTCAGGGATAAACACGGCATCCCCGTACACATAAGCGATAGGGCAAGCAGTGAAGTCGCCGCCACCCCATGCAATGTCCATAACCATGAGCTTGCGATCAGGCTCACCGTCAGGCAGAACGCCGTTGAAATACCGCAGTTCATCGGCAGGGAACAGCAGACCTTCACGCACATAAGGCTTGCCCATGTACTTTGCCCACCATGTTGCATCGTCAATGCTGGCTTTCATGTCGGCATAGTAGGCATCGTCAAATCCCACGCCGTAGTCATAATTGAAATTGCTGTGTCCGTTCTCGTCCACAGCGGGAATCACCCGAAATTTGTACTTTGGATTGTCTGCGTACTGGTTCTGGATGCGCCCCAGAGGGTCAAGCACGTTCCAGCGAGTACCGACCATCAGCTCCAATGCGCCCTGCTTTTTACGGTCTTTTAGCTGGTTCAGGTAAGCATCGTACTTGTTGTTCAGACGCTCAACATTCAGGCTTTCCTCCAAGTCCTCAATCAAGTCATCGCTGTACAGAACGCCGCCCTCGCCGATTTCAACTGCGCCGGTCAGCGTACCGCCAATGGAGCGGCAAGTAAGGGTAGGAAAACGCTTTTTGCGGTTCAGGTCAACGCTTTCGTCCTTTGCGCTCTTGTCCACAAGCTGAACGTCAGGGAAGATTTTGCCCCAGTTGTAGGTCACAGGGTCTGTAATGATGGACAGTACTTCGCCATAGAAGCCGTTAGTCAGCTTATCGGAATGTCCGCTCATAACCGATGCAACGTCAGGACGGTTGCCCATCAGCCATGTAATGAAGAAGATGCACAGCGTACTTTTGCCCACGCGAGCCGGAAGACTGACCCCCAAGAAATCTATCCGCTTATAGAACAAGTCCTCTAGGTCGTCTGCCAGCACTTTCAGCACTCTGCGTCTGGGTTGATAGAACTTCTTCTCTGGCGCACGATTCCATTCAAGGTAGATGCAATAGCTGTCGAACACATCTTTCGCTTCAAACAGGTATGTCCGGCTGATAATATCATAGACCTTTGCAACGTCCTCGCCTGTTTTCATCTTGGCCATCATAGCTGCACAGACAGAGCGCAGCTCCCCAGAGTATTTGTAGGCATCGAACCGCTTGTCTTGCGGCAAAGCGTCTCTCAGGTTCACCACCGCCTGAAACCAGTCCTCATAAACTTGTGCTTCGGTCGGATTCTGCTTTGCATACGCTTTGATGCTGTCGATGATGGCGATACACTGCTTTGGCTGCATAAAAAAATAGGCACCCCCTACCTGAAAATGTAAAGAGTGCCTACAACTGCACAAAAATCAAATATTCGGTTTTATAATGCTGTTTTCTGAAAATTATTTGCAAAAATTCGTTTTAACGGATGGAATGAGCGATTTATTTGACCTCTTCCGCAAGCTGGTTTAGCCTGCGTTTCAACTCGTCTGCATCGTAGTACAAAGCGTCTGCGATGGCATTGAGAATATCGGGCTTGTCGGTGTAATCGCACAGCGTTTCAATGAGTTTCAAACTCTGATCTGACAATTTTGCGGTTTTCATGCTATTTCCCCTTTCTAATTTGGTTTTATTATAGGTTGCGAACAATGTCACCTGTTTTGTTCAGCAATCCGATACCATGTCTGGCGGGTCAGATAAATCCGTGTTCCTTTGCGTAGGATTCAAGATGAGGAAAACAATGAACAATTTCACTATCTTTAACGCAATCTTTAACAGCTTTATCAATTCCAACTTCAAGGACATACTCAAGAATTACAGCAGTTGCGTTCTTCATAAACGCATTGCAAGCAGTTGAATCTTCAACTTTCTTTTCAATCATAAAAATATCCTCCATATTTTTTATAAAATAGGTTCTTGCTTTCCTTTCACCCATTCATCACTTTTACCGTAACGGTAATAGCCCTCATAGGTCTTTCTGTTTCCAAGAATGGATTGAATTGTGCTAGATGTAAACGGCTTTCCATTTCTGCCGCAGTAACCTTCTTCATTCAATTTGTCCGCTACGCCACGAATTGTATTGCCAGCATCACGCAATTCAAAAGCACGACGAACAATTATCGCTTCATCTTCTTTGATTGAAAGTTCACCATCCTTAACCTCGTACCCCATAGGAGCCTTGCCGCCGCTATAGCCGCCACTTGCAGCCTTAATGGCTCTGCCGCTAGAAGTCCTTTTCGTGATGTTCTCACGCTCCATTTGAGCGCAGCAAAGGGTAAAAGCTTCAAGCATTGTAGAAAAAACTCCCATTTTCCCAAAATCTTCCGCAACGCTAATAAGAGAAATCTCTTTTTTGAGCAGAAGCATCTTGTAATAATAATAAACGTTGATGTCTCTTGCAACTCGATCACTTTTTGCAACAACAACCGCTTCATATGGAGGATTAGAAACATCGCCATACACAATACTGTCAAATCCCGGCCTTTCCTTTGCGCCAGATTCGCCAGCATCAGTAAACCACTTGATGATACTCATATCATTCTTGCGGCAGTATTCTTCGATTTGCTCTTTCTGGGCTTCCATTCCGAATTTATCTTCGCCACATTGCCCATCCGTGGAAACTCTGACATACGCAGCCACATTCTTCATTTTTACCAGCTCTCTTTCTTGACCCTATTATACACTATGTACGTTTAATCGTCAAGGGAAAGTTTGCGTATTTTTAGCTTTTTACTATCAATAGGGTGGTCAAAGGGCTGTAAACTTTTTCGTTGCTTTACAAACTGTATACTTGAATAGCAGCCTTACGAATTATCGAAAAATAATTTTCAAGTTACTATAACTAGGGTAAACTAATCCGTTTACGAAAGTACTATCAAATAACGTAAATTTACGTTAGAATGAGTAAAAATCAGAAATATCTGATGCAAATTATACAAATTGGGCTGTTGACAACTATATACCAAGCGTCTATAATCTAAGACAGCAGAACACACGATGAATCAGCCAACAACGGTAGATTTATCCTTTGTGGCATAAAAAATAGGCCGTCAGTATACCGACCAAAGTAGCACTGACGACCTATTCCACCACAAAACAGAAGCTGCGCAACCAAGGGCGCAGTCTCGGTTTCTGTCAATTATTATAGCAGAAGCAGATGGTTTCTGCAATAGAAAGGAGCAAAAAACATGAACTTTCCCACGACAACCGAAGAATTTCTGAAAACTTTCGCCCACGGAAAAGAGCCGACCAGCGAAGACAGAGAGTACGCAGAAGCACTGGGCAAGCTGTCCGAACTGAACTATCGGGCAGGGTACGAAGCGGGAGCATCCAAAAATAAGGGCTGAGTTTTGTGCAAAACGTAGAAAGTAGTTTGTCAAGATGAACGAACACTAAATGTTGTGTTTCGTTGGTCTATTTCCGCTTGGCTTTACTACATTTTGCAATTACACTTAATGCACCTCAAAGAAAGGAGATGAAAACATGGCAAGAAGTCCCTACATCGAAGCATACCGCCATCAGGTAGCCGTTGGCTTTACTGATCGTCAGTATGAGTTGCTGGTGGAGCACTGCAAGAAGTGCCGCGTGTCACTGTCACAGGCCGTCCGCGATGCCTACCTTGAGAAGTACCCGATGCCCGATGAAAACGAAAAATGATACGCTCGCTAAAGTTTGCCGACCGCAGCGAACGTATCATCAAAACCACTGGAACAAGCTGTTCCAGCCTTATTATAGCAGGAATTGGCTTGTTCCGCAAGAACCATGGGAGTTTTTATGGAACAAAAGGTTAAATATGCTATCAATCTTATCAGCGAGAACGGACAGGTTGTCGTGTCCAGCCGTGAAGTAGCAGAACATTTCGGTAAAGAGCACAAAACGGTTTTGCGTTCAATCGAAGAACTGGCGGCACAAAATTGTGCCACCAAATCCATGTTTTACGAAACCACGTTTGAAAATCGTGGTAAGCAGTACCCGATGTACTTAATGAACCGAGATGGATTTAGTTTGCTTACGTTTGGCTTTACTGGCAAGGAAGCTCTTGAATGGAAACTCAAGTACATTGACGCTTTCAATCAGATGGAGCAGAAGCTCACCAACCCAGAGCCTGAATCAACAGAGATGCTGTTAAGCCGCGCTCTGATCGCCGCTAACAGTGTTATCGACACGGAGCGCAAGAAGGTAAAGGCTCTGGAAGCGGAAAATGCAAAGATGAAGCCCGATTCCGACTACGCAAAGGCCATGCTGCTTTCCGATGAAAGCCTGACTACCACGCAGATTGCCATGAACTACGGCATGAGCGCACGAAAGCTAAACCAGATTCTTAGAGAGCTTGGCATCCAACATACTGTGAACAAGCAGTGGATTCCTTACCAGAAGTATCTTGGCAACGGATATGTTGTCGGGCACCCGATCGAGCTGCCGAACGGCAAAACGAAAGAAGTCACTCGCTGGACAAGAGCCGGTCAGAAGTTCATTTACAGCAAGCTCAAAGAAGCGGGCTATCTGCCTGTTGGCGAGCAAATCAGAATGGAGACGTGCTGATGGACTACTCGGAAGAAATGTTTCGGCTACAAGCTGAGAATGAAGAGCACAAAGCCGTTTTAGAAAAAAGCCATGAAATCCTTAATCAGGCATTAGAAATCATCATGCCAGAGGATAAGCGGTCAAGAGAGGTTGTAAGTGTAGCGCTAGCAACGTCCGTACAACATTTTTGCGAGGACAGCTATTCAATGGGATACAATGATTGTTTGCTCGACATTCTCAGGGAAAAGGAAGAAGTCAGCGCTCCTATCATGTTTCCAACACTTAAATCGTAAATAGCCCATAAGAAAAGCCAGTGGTTAGAGAACATCTAGCCGCTGGCTTTTGTGTTATGCGTTAATCTTGAATGGCAACCACTTCATAAGAGCTATAACCAGTAAATCCACTCAATGGATAAAGCTCAAACGATGCTGTTTGGCCCGAAGCAAGGCTGTCCATGATGTAAGTATACTCACCGCCAACAGGAACTTCATTGCCTTCGGTGTCTTTCATTTTGTAAAGAACAATGACCTTGACTGCATTGCTTGTAAACTGGCTATTGTTTGTAACCTGTCCAGTGAATCGCAAATCATAGCCGGAACCACGTTTGGAAACATTTGTAACAGCAAGTTCGCCAGCACGAACAATCTGATTGGCAGGGCTTGCTTCGTGAACGTTCCAATTCTCTGCGCTTGTCGTATACTCAATTCTTGTCGGCTTAACACCATCGGAATCAAAAGCGATATAATCGCCATACCAATAAGAATCACCCTCGCCAACCCAGTCCAGCGTTTCAGAATCGGTCTTTAAGACGGAGCCATCTTCGCCGTATACCGTGACATTCAGCGAAACAAAATCAACTGCCCAATCGGTGTTGGGATTTTCAACCAGAACTGCGTAAAACACATAGTATCTCGTTTTGCCGTATTCGTACTTGGTTTCAAGATGGCTATGGGATTCTTTGATCGTTATGGGTTGCACCTGTGTTGCATTAGTCTCTTCCAGCTCAATAGGAGCAGACCATTCATCGGGTTTCGTTGTTGCCATTGCGCTAATAGGCATGGCAAGCATCATAGCCGCTGCTAGAGCCGCCGCAATGATTCTCTTTCTCATTTTTGATTCTTCCTTTCTTTGGCTAAAATTTTATATAACGCTTGAAATACCATGTGCCATAAGATACACACCAAAAACCAAAAAAGCGGCGCCGATAATAACGCCCCATATTGAAGCGGCAATCTTTTCGTTCTTTTCTCTCTTTTCTTTGTTCTTGTCATTCTTTTGGTCCATTACAGATTCCTCCCTTTCAAAGCTTGTAAGGCAAGTATAACACAGAAGCCAGACCCTTTGTAGGGGTCTTTTTGTTTTTGCGGGAAATTTTTGAGATTGACAATGGGATGTAGGGCGTTTTGCGCAGAAAAGAGAGGGGGGGGTAGGAAGGAAAAACGCCTTTTTTGAATTTTTTCTACGCGAGGTGTTGACCACCCCACCCCCGGCTCGCCCCATATACCCCAGAGGTGGAGACCCCAGCCCCAGCGCACCCGGACAGACTGCACAGCACAGGCAGCAGGGCAGGCCGTGCGGGGACGATCGGAACGGCGGCAAGCGCTGAGGGTGTGCAGTTCTTGTATGTTGCGTGTGCAACGTTTTTATATGCTTGTACGTTTAATCTTGAATATACTATTGACTTGTACGTTTAACCATATATAATAGTAAATGTACAGAGGATGTACACCACCACACCACCACCAAAACAGGAGGACAAAAACCATGAAAACCACATTAAAAGAGATTCGCAGTTATATCACCACCAACGCCGCAACCGACTTGACCAAAAAGAGCTTTTCGGAAATTGACGCGATCCGCGTCGCGGAATGTGGGTTTGAGTGCATCGCATACAGCACCGGGCTGTATGGTTGCACCGGCGTTCTGGTAAAGGGTAACACGTCCGGCAAACTGTATGCCGTCACCGCCCGCACGTCTGCGCTGTTTCAGGTCATGTAATAGGAGGTAACACAATATGATTACTCTTGACTTTTCCCAGTGGGCCGCCATCTGGTACGTAGGCGGCATGATCTCCGGGGCGCTGGTTATGATCGCATTTCTCAACAGCTAAGGAGGTATGAAAAAATGACGTTGTTTGAAGAAAAAGTGAACGAGTACCGCGAAAACAAGCGGCTTTTGGAAGAGCTGGAAGCGATGAACGAAAGCATTAAAGCAGATATTATCTGCATGATGCAGGGCGCGCCGGAGATGGCGCAAGGCACGGCAAAGGCTATCTATAAGGACGTTCAGAGTGTCCGGCTAGATAGCAAGCTTTTGAAGACGCTGCACCCGGATATTTACGCAGAGTGCAGCACCCGCACAAGCTACAAGCGGTTCAGCGTGGTATAAGGGGGTGCAATTATATGAACCTGTTTTATAAAGTAACGTGTTTGTGGGGTAATTCAACATACAGCACGATAAACGAAAAAACTTATTCCCGTGCGCTGGCATACGCGCAATGTTACATCCGTACTCATAGCACAAAAGACCGCCGCCCGGAATGGCGTTATACAATAACGCACCTTCAAACCGGTAAAACGTGGCGCGGGCGGGCGTGAGGAGGTGCACACAAGTGATATTTTCTTGTATCCTGTTTTTCTTCTGGTTTTTCTCTGCGCTGTTTAAGGCGTCCAAGTAATGCCGATCGGACACTTTAGCGGGGCTGCACCGTAAAGCAACCCTGCCCCAGCCCAAAAGGGCAAAAATATTTTTGCAAGTCCTGTTTTTGGGGCCTGCGATATGATATACTGTAAAAAAGGGCAAAAGCTCGGAAAGAAGATGGCAAAATGACAAGATTTGAAATTGACCGCTTGGAAGAGGCTTTCCAATATCTTGAGGACAAACTTAATCACAGGTATGAATATTTGGTCAAAAATGGCACGCCAGAGCAAAAAGAAATCGCAAAGAAAAAAATTAAAAGAGTTTTAATTGATTATAACGACGTGAAAAGGACGCTGCACAATTTTGGTTTCTTCACTGAGGACGAAAATAACACCACTTATAATGAAAAATATTTCGCAGATCCTACGATTGACCACGTTTACACCTTCCGTGTTGTGTGGTCTGGTTTCGTAGAAAGTGAAGGCTTTCCCGGTGAAAATGAGGAAAATTTTGTTCAGAACGGGCACACAAAAGAAGAAGCACAACATTTTTTAGAATCGCATCTTCTTTTTGAGCACTGCACCGACAAAAATTTCAAAATCAAAGAAATTACTTTACTTTATCAAAATGCATAATTCTCAACCCCGCCCACGCTGGCGGGGCTTTTCTTTTGCCTTGCATCTGCTAAGGGTGCAGGGCTTTTATTTTGCCTTGTTGCAATACATCCACACACAAGCGTTTACAGCGGCCTTTATTCCATCCATGCAATTTATACAGCCAAAACGTCAAAAGCCTTTACAGGGCTTTGCATGGGCGTTTCCGTTAATTTGACCCATCCCAGCGCACACAATACAGCAGATACACAAACCGCCTATGCACCGCCTGCACCACACTGGAGGGCATACCGTCAAGCGCTGCACCTCCACCGATACAAGATACCACCGCCACGCCGGACGCTGTACAGAGCAGGGCAGCCGCCTATTATAATATGTATAGGGATGGGTGCGCCGGTGCGCATTGTTATGGATCCATGCCAGGCGGCGCACCTTCTAAGGGGTCAGCGTCTCCACCTGCACATGGTCAGCCCGGCGGCTTGCAGTCTGGCACCGGGTCAGTCTGGCATCCTCCACCCGGCGGGGCAGTCCAGCAGCAGGGGCGCGGCGGACGGCGCGGAACCACTGGCGGCTTGCCGCCGCATCTCTTTTCGGGCTGTCGCCCGATAGCCAATAGAGGTCAGCAATAGTCGTAGCGTTTTCTTGCGAGTCATCGACAAATAGTCGTGTATTTTTTGTGAAATAGTCGTTTGCCTTTTAGAGAAAGGGAGATGCGATAGTCGCTAAGTCATCCGACATCTCCCAAAATCAAGATATGTCTTGACACCTGTCAATTTTAATCCCCATCACATTACCTCAAAATCTTTAGCCATCGTACTTATTATAATAGTCGCAGACAATTACTCAATCTTTTTAACTATTATTCCGCTGGAATAGTCGTATCATCCGATTCGGTTCGTTCTCCTCCGATTTAATTACCGGCAACTACAACCATATCATACCAACCAGCTAGGATTACTCATTCTGCAAATACCTCAATACTTTTAACTATCTAGCAAAACTATCCGCCTGGTCAGTCGCTTTCAATCTGTAATCAACTGCTCATACAGCTATGCAACATTTGTACATATCGAACTGACTACAAAATGAAGTCAATTCTCCATGTGAAATAGTCGTAGACTATCCACCAGTCCGAACCTCACGCCAGTTCTCGCCTACGGTCTGCTCTGCTGGCTAACGGTGTAGCTTTGGAGATAGAGGGTTATAGGGGGAAAGAACCTTTACAGGCGATTGAACTCTGGTTCACTGTACTGCTGCTTCTCCCGTTCTCTGTCAATCCACATATCAGCAAAGGCCTTCCAGTTTGTTATAGGCTTTCCGGTCTTGGTCATCCAGCCTGTTCCCTCATAGTAGTTCATAAACTTGCTGGCAAGCCTGTTTTCACATCCAGCATCCAAAAAATACTCGCTTACATCCTCGAAATCCGGCGTGCTGGCGTTCCCATCGGGCGGGTCGCCCGCTTTCTTAATAACTTTTTTTTTCTTTTCTTCTATATTAAGGAGGTGAACGATTGTTCCCCTCACAGGTGAAGTATCGTTCCCCTCAGAGGTGAATGATTGTTCACCTCCATTTTCGCTTTTTGACGATTTTTCCGGCACTTTGACGTATATCTTATCGGGCTTGTTCTTCCCTTCACGCTTGCGCTCGATCACCCCGGCTTCTTCCAGCTCTTTCAGAGACTTCTTGACCCATCGTTCTGTGAATCCAGTATCGGCAGCAAGGTCTTTGATGGGATACACGATGTATACTCGCCCTAGTTGGTCAGCAAACTTTCCGCTTCTGCTTGCCCTCTGTGACGACCTTGCACGATTGAATAGGTAAATGTAAACAATTTTCTCTGTTGGGCTAACGCCAATAGTCGAGAGGAATCGAGGGTATACCATGTATCCATTGACCTTTGTATCGGATGTCATGTACTGCATTTTCTCCTCCTGCAATAGTCGTAGACCTCTACAATACGCTCACAGCCCCGCAGAGCCACGTCAGCGCTGTTTTCTGTGTTTAGTCGATAAGTTTGCCATCCAAAGTATAAAACGCCTCAGAATGGCTCATTTTAGGGCTTTCCAGCAAAAACAAAAGGCCGTCATTGCTGACAGCCTCTCGTTTTTATTTCAGCCAGTCGTTTTCCAACGCACAGAAGCCAAATACCGATGCTGCTGTGAGAATAATCCAAATCACCCAGAAGATGACTACCCAGCCATCCGCACCAGACATCAGGTTTTCTCGCGTCTGGTCGATGTCTGTGCCATCGTAGAACGTGGCATCCTGAATGGTGTGCCCAGTGAGCATGGCGTACATCGTGCCCGTGTACTCCACTGGCCGGATGTAGTATTCAAAGCGGACGCTACTACCCCTATATTTTGTGGTCAGGTACTTGCTACCGGGCATATTTATTTTTTTGTAGTCAAAATCCTTGCCCAGAAAATGCACCATCTGAGAATGCCATGTGTTAGAGCCAGCATAATCCCATGAGTAGTAGATTTCTGTGGTAGTATAGGTGTGGCCCTTCCCATCGGTGTGCGTTACTACGCGGGTGTGCATATTGTAGTGCTGTTCTTCGCGGTAGATGTACATATATGGCCCGCCGATCTCATCCTCTGATACCGTGTCCACGGCAGACAGAGTGCCGTAGCAGAAAGCCCGTCCAACGTCTGTCCGAAGCCCGTAGCCAAACCGATCTTCAGAAGAAATATCTATCGCAGTGGAGTACTCCTGTTTGCACTCCATTGCCGCCTGTTTGATGTGGCCGGAAATGACCGTACCCAGAATCAGCATCACCAGCACGATAACGGCACTTGCCAGAATCTCCCGGAACGTGATCTCGATCCCGTTAATCTTCAAAGAGGTTTCCGACATCCGGAGCATCCTCTGATACCTCGAACGATAAGAGTTCATAATTCTGTACCTCATACCCGGTCAAACTCAAAAACGTGCTGTTGGGGAAACGCCGGACGTACTGCCGATAACTCTTGACAGTGCGATTATAGTCGGAGCGGTAATTGGCAATCAAATTTTCGGTGACTGCCAACTCGTTCATCAGTTCTCGGTAGTTATCGGCGGATTGCAGTTCTGGGTAAGCCTCTGCCACGGCTGCAATCTGGGTGGTGATCTCAGAGACGGCGGCATCAGAACTGCTGCCCCGCACCGCGATAATGGCCATAAGGGTATCGTATTCGTGCTTATCGTATGCCTTAACCATTTCAACCAGATTCGGGATAAGGTCAAAGCGGCGTTTCTCCTGCACCTGAATGTCAGACTGCGCAGCGGCCACCTGTTCCTCGTAGGAAATGGCGGTATTCTTCGCGCCCTGCACGATAAACAGACCTGTGCCAAGCGTCAAAATTACGATTAAGAAAATTACAACAGCCACTTTCCAAAATGTATCTTTCATCTTTTCTCCTTTCAATCTCATTACAAACCGCCTTGTAAAACGCATCCCACGTCTCATAGTCGCAAGAATCGCCAAAAAAGCCTGTCCGCTTGCGCTCTGCAATGTCACGTTCAAAGCAACCAAGCGTCGTGTCGGTCAGCTCCGGCAGAAGCGGTGTGATGTATCCGCAAACAAGGCTAGGCATATATGAACGCCTGCCCAAGCAATAGCGCACAGCGCAGTTGCAGACCGACCCGAAGTCATCACTGGCGGGGTCTACCATGCCTTTGGGCTCGTCATCTTGCAAATCATATATGGTGCAGTCAAGAACGGTTGCGATTCTGAAAAGCCACCTCTCTTTACATTTGCGTTTCCCGCACTCAATAGCCGATATGAAAGCGGCTGTTACACCGATTCTGTTCGCAAGGTCTTTCTGCTTGACGTGCAGTTCAATCCTGCGCTTCCTGATTTTCTCTCCTGCTGTCATACTCGTCTAGTTCCTTTCTGATTTGCTGGCGTTCAATCTGCTTCAATCTTGCTTTTGCCAGCTTGCGATTGTCAGCCTTGCGGATAGCCCAGTTGTTGCGATGATTTGCCCAGCAAGCGTATCTGTGGCTAAATTCGCTTTGGTCGTATAAGCCCTTGCCAATAAGCCCTTTATAGGTCTGCTGACGTTTCATCTTTCTTTTCCCATTCCTTGCATCCACGTTTATCCCATACGAAGTCTGCAACGTGTTCTGACTGGTCGTTCACACACACGCCATCCGGCTCTGCGTACCATTTGCAAGAGCCACAGGATGGCTCAGATTTGTTCTTGCAGGATTCTGCTGTGCATCGAATAGCCTTGCCAGCAGAGAACTGTTTGATGCCCATGCAAGAGCAACGTTCGGTGGTGCAGTAGAAGTTCATTCCTCTATCTCCTTCCATCCGATAAACTCGCATAAACCAACAGTGTTATTGGCGCAACGATGGATGAGGACTTTATCGCTTATTTTGAATTTTGCGATAAAGCCAATTTTGCTTTCTTCCATTTCGTTTTCAAACATCCAATCAACGATGTCTTTATCGATTCTGACATCGCTTTCGTCTATCATGGTAGCAAAGCACTGTTTGCACCTGTAAAGAGCATACTTTTTCATTATATCTGCCCTCTCTTTCTCCTTCTGTTGACATTGAACCGTCCGATCACTCGCTTATACTCCTCATAGCATTCTGGGCACAGGTCGCCCGTGTCCCTGCGCCACGCCCAATCTTTGAAGTATTCGTCAGGGTTCATCATTCTGCCGCTCTGTACCGCTCCGCAGCGGTCGCATACTCGCTTGTGGTAGATTCCTCTGTCAGTTTGCATTAGTTGCTCCTTTTGCCAAATTTCTTCTGCATCTTGGCCATCAATGCTTCGATACGATCCTTATTTCGTCATATTATCGCCGTGAAAAATTAAGATTCCGTTTGTTTAAAGAATTCTTTCCATTTGCCGCACGGAAGATAATGCCATTCTCCGTAATCATCATCGTAGAAATCCGTATTTATCGCCAAAGTACCATCTAATTCAACCTCCCCGAAATAATTTTCTCCTTTTTCAAATGAGCCGTTATCATTGATGCACAAAAATTTATCCACAATATCCTCCTTCTTTTCTGTGTATTGACGCCTTCACGTTTTTTGGCTTACTACCAATAGCTATTTTCCATCGATTGCCACCTCTCTATATTCCACGTCAATCCCTTTCGGCAAAGCCGTCTGGTACTTCTGTGCCAACTGCTCTGCGCTCTGGGCATCGCCCAACGGCTGTTCAGGCGGTGCAACGGTGACTTCCACGTTGTCACGCATACCAAAGTAGTTCTTGGCTCGGAAAATCCACTCTGCCGGATTCTCCTGACCGTACATACCGTTGTATGCCCACATGGACTGCATTTGCAGAATCAGCTTCAGAATGTACTTCTGCTGCAAGCTGTCGTCACGGCGTTTGCCTGTCATAATCTGTCTCAGGCTAGGCCATTCGATGCCCAGCACTAACGCAATCCATTCCACCACAGGTGAGATTCTGGCTTCGATGCAAGCGTCAAAGAAGAAGTCAAGGCGTTGCTGCACTTCAATGGGGTTGTTCATGTCCACGCTCGGAAGGTCGCCAAAATACTTGGCTGCAATCATTCCAATGACCTTCTTGTCCTCTTCGTCACCAATTCTTGACTGCAAATCGCCTGTGTTCATCATCTTCAGCTTCTCGATAGCCAACGCCTGCTGCTCCTTTACCTTCTTACTGACTTGTGATCGGATGCTCTTGTTCTTGTTGAGGTTCTGTATCCGCTTCTTTTCACGCTCTTTCTCACGCTTCGCAGCGGCTTGCTCTTTTGCCTTTTGCGCTCGCTTCTCACGCTTTTTCTTTTCAGCTTCGGTCAGCGGCGGTCTGCCACGACCACGCTTCGGGGGTGTTGCCATGTATCAGACCTCCTTTGGCAGTTCAGGAAGGGGCATCCAATGCGTAACGCTCCATGTTTTTGACGATAAATAAGAGCGGCGTTTCCAAATGTTCGTTTCTACATCGTAAAACGCCCTATCAACAAATCTAACAGAAAGTCCTTGAGCGACAACTAAATATGCGCCAGATTTTTCTGGTGTTCTGCTATCAATCGCAATCCAGTCTTTCATTCTTACTCCTTGCCCGGAGCACAAGGCAATGGTGTCCAGTGTGTAATTTCTACGTTATACGGTCTATCGTCCAACGCAAATCCGGCATCATCTACCCATCCACTGGCGCACATAAAAGCTCTTCTGCACACTTCAACATTTTCTTCGTTTGTGAAAACCATGTTCTCGTTTACCGTGTTCTTCTCAAAGACGAGAACCCTAACACCGATTTCCGGCAATCGGTCATGTACACTAATCCATTCATTCATAATCATGTTCTCACCTCTTCATTTTCGTTTCGATTTTATCCAGCTCGGTTGCAATCCACCAGACGGAGCAACAGTTGTCCAACTGCCGCCACCAAGCGCACTTTTCTTTCTCGCAGATGCACCGACCAAGCGGATTGCTGGTCATCTTCATCGGACAGTAAAGTTCGTTGTCCATTAGTACTCCTTTTCGATATGAACCCTTGCAATGCCGACCATTGTATCATCACGGCATTCCATAATCCTACCGTGACGGAGCGACACACAGTTATATGTAGTGTCACCGTAAAAGCCGGAATTGCTCGTAATCTCGCTTGTCTTCATAAGAAGTTCGCCGCCGTAGTAAAACGGCTCTCCTTCTTTTAGCGAATCAAAACGAACATTTTTCCTGCCATGCTCTCCACGAATTTCCATACTTACCTCCACCCCATCACAATAGCCGTACAAGCGACCAGACACACGTTGATAAACAGCCAGACAAGCATTGCCTGCCGTTCCTCAAACAGGTTGTTTGCCATGTCCTTGATTGTCCGTTCAGACTGAACCACTATCGCCAGCAGGGCTAAGCAGACCAGCCAGCGAGTTACAAACTCAAACATACTAATCCCTCACTGTTACATCGCAACTTATGCATCTCATTGTTTCGCCACAAATCGGGCATTTTGGATTTTCTGGATTCTTTTTCATCACTTCCGTTGCGAATCGAGGGTCTGTAATCTGCGTTTCAGTCAAACACAAATCGCACTTAAACTTTACACTTGTCACGCACTGTTTCTGTGGTCGCATCCAGAAAGCGTCTTGAATTTCCTTTTGTGTCAAAAACGCAATCGTTTCTTCATGGTTCAACAGTGCCATTGTTATCCTCCGTCAAATCGTCCATGCTCAACTGACCACTGACGTTGTCATCTTCCATCCACCAGCGAAAAACGTCCATTCCTGTTTGCCAGTCGCACGGCAGACCTTTTGCTTTTCTGACATCAAGCATTCGTTCAAACGCAGAAATGTACATTTTCTCGTAGGCAGGCCAGCGCATAAACTCACGCTGTCTGCCCCCCCTACCAGCCATAGGACAGCCGATGCAGCCAACACGCTTCTGTCCTTCGCAGTAAAGCGGATTGATGGGCAAGTGTTCGCTGTGCGTGTAGTCCCACACATCATCGTCAGACCAGTCCACAATAGGATTGACAGTCATCTTGCCCTTTAGGTTGCAGGTCTCGAACAGTTGCCGCTTTTCATCGTTGTCGCCCATGAGGATGATTTTCTGCACCTGTTCATCGGTCAGGTCTGCATCGCACCGAAGGTTCTGAATCAGTGCGCCCCATGTGGCAGCAATACCATCCAAAGCCATGCGAAAGCCGTACAACTGGTTCTGCCGTGCGATTTTGCGGATGTTGGTTGGCTTGACCTGTTTACCGCACAGAGGGCAGTTCTCGAATTTATTCATCCGACCGCTCCTTTGCTTCAAGGCGAGATAGCCAGCGGACTTCCTTTTCGTACTGCATTTTCCGCATCCGATTAAAGACTGCATCATCCAAGTCCAACGCAATAATGCAGTTCACAACGTCTGCATATTCCTCTTCAAACGCTTTTTTGCATTCCTCAACGCTCTTCGGTGTCGGGTTCGTGCCATCCAGCGCACGGCGTAGCTTCAATGCAGCCTGTGTCAGTTCGGACGCTTCTTCTGCCAACTGCGCCAAGATTTCCGTCTTGGGCAGGATATCTGAAACTTTCTTACTCATTTTCGTTCTCCTTTCAGCCAGTCGTTCAGCTTTGCTATGCAAGAAGGGCAAAGAAGCGGCTCATCATAGCAATCGCAACTCCAGTAGTCCCATGCGTCATGCACGTTCTTGTCAACCAGAATCACGGCATTGGGCTTATGTCTCCCCATCTCATCGGGCGGTTCAGGATTAAACACTTCTCCGCAGCGGTCGCATTTCATGCTCATTTTCTTTCTCCAATCTTTTTAGCAACCCGTCCACGTCATATCGCCAATGGACACGCAACCTTCTTGCTTTCACCTCTATCCCCTCTTGCTCTGCCCACTGCCAAGGGATGCTCTTGCGGCTCTCGTTGTAACGGAACGCCAGAACCTTGTTGGCAGGGATTGCAAAGGTGCGGTTGACTGTCCGGTAATTGACTATCACATGGGCGGTCTGACCGCTGTACCCCATCGCATCCACCATATCAGTGATGTGCTTTTCCTTGCGGTATTTGCACTTTGCCTTGTCGTACTTGCCGAACACCTTTTCCAGAGGGATAGAGGGCGTTTCAATGGTTTTCAGTTCAAACAGGTGGTTCATCGGGTATCGGTACACAAGAAAGTCGCAGATGTTGTCGATGGAGAAGGACAGGTTCTCGTTGCCGCCGTAATAGGTAGCAGCACTGTCCTTCAGCCGGTAGCACCACGCATCGGATGGGACGGATGCTTTGAAGTCTGATTCAAACTGCTTTCCGGTGTTCATGATTCAAAATCCGGAAAGCCGGGAAGATACATCCAATGCGTAACCGTGTCGTCGGCTAATTGGTATGTCCTGTTCCATTCCTTTGTTTTGCTGTCAAGCCATCCGATGTCTCTAAAGCATTCTCCGTTAGGTCTTACAACCACAATCAAGAGAGGTTCATCGTATTCCGGCTTTTCGTCTTCAACTCTTATCCACGCATCCGCCCCAAACGCTTCCTCAGGAAAAAATTTTTCCAAATTGCTATCGCACGTCTTTACAGAAACACGACGTACATTCTCAAAAATTTTGTCCGAACCAACAGGAAGCACAACTTCAAGCGTGTTTTCCTCAAGATTGTTTGCTTTACAAATCATCCTCGTTCACCTCTAAATTCACTTCCGAGAAACCGTTTCTTGCCACGTTCCCTACGCTTATCCTTACAATTTCTGCGATACACGCTCTGGCTGTGATTCAGCTCATACACGAAAGCCTTGCGTTCCTCGAAGTCTTTCTTCTCTGCCTTGTACTTCTCGCAAGTGTCGTGGCAAGCTGTGCAGCGTGATGTGCAGTTGAGGCAACAGGTAATCATTCTTCGCCAAATCTCCTTTTTGTGACGGCAATGGGGAACTCTTCGATTTCACTTGCCCAGCGTGCAGTGCCCTCTCCATATGCTCTTTGCCAGACCAGAGGGAAACCGCCTAGACCATCGAACAGGCTGCCCAAAGTGGGCTTTTCTTTCAGGTAAGGGCGCATCTTCTGTACCAACCAGAACCATTGTGGCAAAGCGATTGAGTTGCCCAGAGCCTTGTACCGTGGGCTGTCGGCGTATTTGTGTTTCTTTCCTTTGCTATCCGTCCAGTCACCAATGTTGGTGTAATTGTCAGGAAATCCTTGTAGCCGTTCACATTCAACAGGAGTCAGGCGGCGGACAATCCAACGGATGGCTTTCTCTGCAATCAGGCATTCGCTGCCATTGCCGATGTTTCCCGCTTTCGCTTTCAAGGTCGAGCATTTGTTGCTTTCTTTGTAGTGGCTGAAAGACTGTTCGTTGAAGGTCTGACGCGCTACAATTGGAGTATTGCCGCCACCTGTTCCAAATCTCGCTGTAACCGTTGGGCATACGCCTTTAAGTTCTGAATACCGTGCATCTTGTGCATGATTGTCAAACACAATAGGCTGAAACAATGTCTGGTCTTGGAGTGTTGAAAGCGTTGCACTTTTTTCGGTTTGTACCAGCACACCTTTACCGCCACCGGCGCATCCGCTACGGATTTTCAGGGTATAGGAATTGCCCCCCCTATCACATCCACAAGGGCTTGCCTGAGAATGTCCGGGAGTGGCTTCCCACGCCTTGATGCTCTCGTCAGAATTCCTTGACACGCCCGTGCGCTCAAATAATATTTTTGCGGCACGTTGACCTCTAAAATCTGCGACAAGAGCGATGCGTTTTCGGCGTTGGGGTACTCCCCAGTATTGAGCGTCAAGCTGTCTCCATGCCAAAGACCATCCGCTTCCGGCGATTGCTCCGGCTTTGTTCCATCTGCCCCCCCTACTCGAAGGTCGAGGAATTGAAACGTCTGGTTGTTCCACGCGGGCAAGTTCTTCCAGCACGGCTCTGAAATCTTCTCCTCCGTTAGAACTGAATGCTCCGGGTACGTTTTCCCAAACAGCGAAAGTTGGATACATTCCATTGGTAACTACCCTCATTTCCTTAATGATTCTTGCGGCATCCAAAAATAACACGGAACGGTTGTCGTCAAATCCAAGCCTTTTCCCCGCCATAGACAAGCCCTGACAAGGGCTGCCGAACGTGATGCAGTCCACAGGCTCTATCTTGTCGCCGTGAATCTTTGTAATGTCGCCCAAGTGCTTCATATTTCCAAACTCCCGTTCTAGCGCAGCTCTTATATAAGGTAGGCGGTCAGGACTTTGCCGAAGCGAAAGCCTTGCTCATATCAGTGATAATGTCATATCGGTCTTGATATTTGCTGTACACAGTCGTTCCAGTTCCAAGACCAATCTGCGTCTGGTTTATGGAAGCAGGAACTATGTAAATGCTTTCCTTCTCTTCGTTTTTTGCGATCAGAAAATAAACATCGCAAGTAGGGAATCGTTTTTCAAGATTGAACGAATAGCAAAAACTCTTGTTCGCCCTGCTCGGTCTCGCTGTTTTCACATCAACCTTAACGCTTCCATTAACATAAAGGTCGTAAGCATATCTGGTTGTCATCCGTTTAACGGAAAATCCGTGTTCTTCCAGCAATTTTATTGCAAGTTCTTCTCCGTATTTTCCAAACTGAGTTTCGCTTTCCTTCATCTCGATTTTGAGAAGTTCAGCCACCTTGTAGTAGCCACCCGGAAACCGCTTGATGGCATTTGTTACCTTGTTGTTACCGTAGTACCCGCTCAATTCGCTTCTTGATGGCATTCTGGTCAACCCAGTAGCATCCATACAATCTTTTACGGATTGAAGAATCTTCTCTTGCGTCCAATACTCTCCAAATGCGTGTCCCATGCGCGAACACCTCAGAACGGCAACGAACCGTCGTCCTCAATCACAGAAAAGTCATCGTTCCCACCCTGCGAGTAACCGGAGCCAGACCCACCAGCCAGCGTTTTCTTCGGTCTGACCTCATAGTCACCGGAACGAATCTTGTCCACGCTGGTGAAACGGTCAACGACAAGCTTCGTCTTGATGTTCCCATCGTTGCCCATGTACTCCTCCTCACGGAGAACTACGCCGACCAACTTGCCACGCAGGGTCTTTTCATCGTTGTTGAACTTGTAGCCGGGATTGGACTGTTCCACAGCGGTGATGAATCCCTTGAAGAACGGCAGCGCCTTTTCTTTGTAGCTCTTGATGGTCTTGCCGCCCCATGCCCATTCGCCCGGATTCAGCTTGCCACGCTCGATAAGGGAAGCGGTCTGCTCACGCCAGTATCCCTTGAACTCGCCCTCTGCGACTTCCCACTCGATGTTCAGGCGCTCCTTTTCAGGCTCGTCCGTTGCCTTGCAGATACCGGCAACATAGCCGCCAACAGGCAGGTCACGGCGTTCGGTGGCTTCCTGTACGTCATTCCAGTTGATGTTCTTCATCTGTTACTCTCCTTTGTTATCCGGCTGAACCGGGATGTTGTAATACTCACGGATGGTCTTGTCTACGGCGGCGAGGTCGTTCTCGATCAGCGCATCGTTGAACATCCCCAGAGGGGTTTTCACGGTGTCCATCCCATCGTTGCGGGTGCTGAACAGGTATCGCCCATCCTGTACAACGGTTTTCAGAACGATGGTGAAGTACCCTTCCACGCAGACCTTCTCGTCCAGCAGCTTGCCGATGGTCTTAAATTTCTCGCCGCCATCGCCGTCACGCTCGCTGTGTCCGAAAAAGTAGACCACCACATCGTCCGGCAGCTCCTTTGCCCGCATCAGCAGAGCATTAAAATTGGCTGCCATGTCGGTGAACTTCTGGTATCCGGCGACCTTTGCGTTCCGCATGAACTCGCCGGTCATAAGGTAGGTGGCATCGTCAATGACAATGGACTTACGCTTAGTGCTGTGGATTGCGGCATCAATCTTGCCGTAGTCATTGGTAATGTATGTTTTCATGCTGCTTCGGAACGGCAGCGGCTTGCCAAGCACGTTGATAACCGCCACCTGTTCCAGGTCAAAATTCCGAAGCGAAGCGGACTTTCCACTGCCGGAATGACCATAGACCATTACTAATACTGCCATTTTTTCTTTCCTTTCTTTGGCTTCATTAGGCATCATTGTTCTTACTTCGGCTTAATTTAGCTGTACAAAATCAACCGGCCATCAGGTCTGCCAACTGTGCGCGGAGGTCTTTCAGCTCCGCTTCCCTGTCCTCGATTTCAGACCGCAAGGCCTCAATCTCAGCCAGACGGTTAGCTTCTTTGGCTTCTGCCATCTGCTCGTTGGTCATAAAGTATACGCCGTCCTCCGGCTCGGTCACGCCACCGAATCTGTCAAGGTTAATCATCTTTTGGTCTCCCTCTCTTGCGTTTCTCTTTAATTTGCAGTACGCTGTACCACTGGTCTTTGTCGATTTCGATGGTAGACCACCGATGGTTACAGGAAATGCACTTCTTACGGCGAACGATGCTATCGTTGTCAGACCGGCTGTCAACCGTTGTGATGTTGTCACTACCGCATAACGGGCATTTCATCGTGCATCCCTCCACTCGTTCGTGTGGTTGGCAACACGCTTGATTTTTCGGCGCTCGCGTTCGCTGCGTTCTTCCTCTTCAGCGCTAACAGCCAGCGCGCACAGAACGATAGCTGTTGCAAGAAATCCACACGACACAATCACCCATCCGAACATCTGTGCGGTGGTCTGGCATCCCTGAATCGCGTCTCCACACCCGACTGCTGCAATTGCCACGACCAGACCGATCATGGACAATGCTGTTCCTTTCAAAGTTTTCATTGGTTCTCCTTTTTGCTGCCAAAATTAAAAATCCATCCGGTTGCCATTACAGCGGCTGCCACGATGATCCCCCATGTGCCTTTTGCGCCTACCAGTAGTTCAATGAGATGTACCAGCCACAGGTTCAAAAGGAACGCTGCAAGAATCAACGCCAGAATGATGCCCCAGATTAGGGCGATTTCCACAAGTGCTTTCATTTTTCTCCTTTCGCTTTTGCCGTTGCTTTTCGATGAATTGCTTTGCCGTTGCTGTTCTGCTCCTAGCTACTCAATGCCTTAGCTTATTGGTTCTATTCTTTGCCATTGCGTCGCACGTCGCCGCCGTTCGATGCCTTTGCTTATCAAAGCTACGCCTTGCATCCATAGCCTTTGCTGTGCCGCTCATATCGGTTCCATGCAATTCCATTGCTCGTCTGAGCCTTGCTTCTCCATGCCTTTGCAGATCCTGTCAAATCAGCGCATCGCCGTTGCCGATCAAGTCGCTTCGTCTCCAAGCATTGCCTTAGCATTTCTGAGCCAATCGTCACTATGCCGTTGCCGTTCCACGCCGAGTGCAGCACAGCCCCACCCTGCCATAGCGGTTAATTGAGGATTTCGTAGGTATATCGCCCCTTGCCACTGTTGCGCCACTGGCCGATACCACGCAGAGCACCGTAGTCCAGCCACTCACGCACGGCCTTCTCATGAGAATCGTCCAGAAGAACGATTTCAAACTCGCAGGTCGAACCAGCTGGAATCTGCTCGCTGTTGGCAAGGCTTACACGCTCTCCCTGTGCTGTCTGGGCACGCAGCGGACGCTGGCACTCGGTAATCTCGCCGTTCACATGAATGGGAATCATCCGGGGAGACACGAAAATAAGACCATCAATGACTTTTTTGTAGGCCGTCAGCTTGCCGGATTCATTCACGGCTTTCTTCTTTCCGGTTTCGGTCTTGCCGCCGATACGACCCAGCATACCGCAGGAATCCTTGAAGAACCCCTTGATTTGGTAGTCATACAAGATAGGCTCGCCGTTCTCGTTCCGGGGGAAAACCGTCATGCCCTTGTCTGCTACTGCGTCAGCACCCAAAGCTGCAACTTCGTCCTCGATAGTGTTTGCATCAGGGGACTTGCTGGCGATAAACTCTCGCGCAATGTTCTGGTTGCTAGGCCATGTGCCGAGAACTGCTTCGATGAATGTGATTCTGACTTTGATTTTTTTCATTTTTGCTCACTCTTTCTTTCTCGATGCGTTCCAGCCGGTCTTTCTCCCGGCTGTGCCATCTGATTTCTCGCTTGCCGTAGTACTTACCATTCATAGGTCAACTCTCCTGACGCAAGCATCCGTGATACGTCGCCGTAGTGTTTGCCGAGCTTATCAGCAAGCACTTGAACTTCTCCGATAGACGGAAACGCTTTTGTTTCTCTAGCTCTTGCGTTTTCGTTCTGTAGGCGTTTTTTACGCTTTTTGTCACGTTCCTTGTCCATTTTGTGCTTGCACTCCGAGCAATATCTCTTTGTAGGGTTTACTAAGCCAAGAAATAGACCACAACGCTCGCAATATTTAATCTTCACGCTGCATCTCCTCTTTCATTCTGGCTTCCCGATTGTGGCGCTCAAAGCATTGGTTGATGGACTTCTCCATCCAAATCACCTTGTTAGCATCGTTTCGAGACACGCCAGTAGCCATTGCCAGCTTCAGTCTGCGTTTGCGGCTTTGCGCCCTGCAAAAATTCGTCACCAGCACTCACCAGCCTTGTCTGTGATGAACTTCGGGACTTCCCGACCTGTGGCGATACACAGCGCAACCAGCCTTTCGACCCAGATGTCACGCAGCCCTTCTTCGGTCATATAACACTGACCAACGCTAGGATCTCTGAAATCGTTCCAGATCGTCAACCCAATAGCGCCATCAGTGGCCGTCCAAATCATGCTGTAACCATCGTTGCACAGGCCGTACAAAATATCTCGTGCTCTGCTTTTGGCTTCGTTAAGTTCAAAAGCATCCCAGTGCTTTTTGCTCTGCTCGTAGGCTTCCACAGCCTTGTTAATTGCGTGTCTAGCATCGTCCGGGTGCTCAAGGTTTACCTCCAATGTCAAAATCTGTTCCATGTTCAGCCCTCCTTCTGTTCAATCTCCAGAATCTTGCAGATGCTCTGAATAATCTTCTCCGGCTTTCGCTCACCACGAAGAATCTTGTAGAGGTACGAATCATCAAGAAACAACCCAGTATCGCTTTGAACCGCCTGAGTCAGCTCCGTTTGCTTCATACCTCGCTGCAACAACTTCATCTTCACTTCCAGCTCAAAGCCAGAACGGAAGTTATCTTTCAAAATTCCACCTCCATTTGCTAAAATCTATTGACAAGTACGGAAAACTGTACTAATATAAGGGTGTAGAGAGTTTATATTGTACAGTGTTCTGTACTGTCCATGTCTGTATTATAGTACAGGCTTCTGTACAAGTCAACTCTTTTGTACAAAATTCTGTGCATTTGTATACTTGCACAAATATGGGAGTGTTCTTATGTCAGACTTGTACAGTAACATCCACGCACTCTGCGAAAAAGAGGGCATTAAAGACGGAACCCTTTGCAGTAACATTGGGATTCGCCGCAGTTTTCTTTCCGAATTGAAAGCTGGAAGAACTAAGAGCCTGTCCGCAGAGGTTCTTTCTAAAATTGCAGCCTACTTCAAGGTATCAGTAGACTACCTCCTCACTGGCGAACAAAAAGAAAACCCGCCCCAGCAGCCGCAAAGTGAGGTCGATGCAGCAGTGGAGCGGATTAGAAAAAAGCTTGAATCTATGCCGACAGCGCAGCGTGAAGCGCTGATGAACCTGATTGAGAAGATGTAAGGTAAGCCCATGTATTATTTGTTGTGCGGCTGTGCCTTTTTCTTCTGGTTCATGCAAGCCTTATTAAAAGGCAATGACCGTGTGCTATATGGCAACAGCAGAAAATATCGTTACCGTAGAAACCGAAAGAAGAAATGGTTCTGACCCGGTAAAATAAAAAGAATCCCTTGTGCCGGGCTGGTATGGCTCTGCGCAAGGGATTCTCTGTTACTCTAGGTCTAGTGCTTGTTCCGCTGCCGGAATCTTATCAGGGTGTTCCAACAGCCATGCGATAAACCTGTCAATTTTAGCTCTTTCTTGTTCGCTCATTGCAGCATATCCTCCCGATCAGTAAATACGAATGTTCATTTAATATGATTATACATCTTTTGGTTGTGCAGTCAATATAATTTGAACAACTTCGTAAAAATCGAATGTTTTCTGCGCATTCATTACTTTGTATCAGGGAAGCCAAAAATTGCGATGACAATGATTAAGAGCCACATTAAGTTTAAGTTACCCTTTGCTTTGTAACATTCCGTTGAGCATGGAACGAAAAGGGTTATCCGGTAAATCGTCCAGCACATCTGCTTTGACGAGAGCGTTTGTGCTGATGCTGTGCGAAACATTGTTTAACTGCACAATGGCATCGTCTAAGTCCTTCACGGTTGCTCCACGCCGTTCCATTGACTGGAGGAAAGTTTTCACTTCTTCAAGAACGACAGGGTTCTCGGCTTTATAGAATCCATTCGTAAAGTCCATCTTCTTCTCCTTTCACAGTTCCACAAGCTGTCCGTCAATGCGTTCGATGTTATCTGCCGGGTCGCGTCCATCGTCTAAGGCGGCTACGGCACGTTCCAGGATGCCTTTCGCTTCAAGGTAAGCGTCTTTATCAGCTTCGTACCCAGAAAGGCTCAGGACAAGCTCCAGCGTCCGTCTACGAGCGTATGGAATAATCAGAGCATCTACGGTTCGGTTCATTAACTTTCCTCCCACGGTTCAGGTGTGTGTGGTTGCCCATCGGGAACGCTGGCAGGCATTCCATCGATGATCGGCATACGTTCATGGTTCCAGATTGCAGTTTCTTTCATTTTTGTTCCCTTCCTCTTTGGAATTTTTTGACAATACAGTTATAACGCAGGCTGCTGTTGGTTCTCCATAGCAGCTTTTTCCATTTTTTGGCTTGTCGAATCCGGCAGTTTTGCAGAATTTTGTTGAAAGGGCGTGAATTTATGGATGAATATTTGGTAAGAACGGCCAAAGCATTAGAGATGGCACGGATGCATTCTGGCTTGAGTCAGCAGAAATTGGCGGCACGGATGGGTGTGAATCGTGGCACGATTGCTAATTGGGAGCAAGGTCTGGCAGCCATTTCTCTGCCAATGGCTATGCGTTGGTTTACCTGCTGCGGCGTATCAGTGGCTCGATACATAGACGCTTGCATTCATCCCGGATTGCTTGAGCATCTGGAGGACGACCTTTTCGACATGGAAAAGCGTAAGATTCTCATAGATGCTATGATGGAGTGTTCTTCCTATGAGATAGATGCCTTGTTGTACATCCGATACGGAGATCACGGTTCAGACCACATTGGCGTACTGACGGAAATCCTGGCAAACCTCCACACACCGTTGAAGGACAGGGTCTCTGTCTGCCGGATGGTATCAGGCAGCTATGAGATAGCACAGGCTACCGGAACAGACCCAGACCCGAACGGAATCGCCCCGAAGATGGAAATTCTTTATCAGGCGCAGGATGCCGGAACGGAAGCAGCTATGAAGTCCAACGATTCTTATACCGTGAATCCCAATAATATAAGCGGTTGATTGTCGAATTATCGCAGTTTTTGAGGAACATTTTGTCCACGTTTATCCACTTTTTGTACACCTAACCGGGCAAATCTACCTTGTCATTCCGTCCCCCATAGGCTATAAACCGACAATATTTGCGCATAATAAACAACGAATTAGCGCTAATTTATCGTTTGCGATTAAGCAGCTTGTCAATCCGTCCCCCATAACACCGGCTTAAAAGTTTTTCATCCACTTTTTGTACACGTTAGGTAAACCTAACCGTTAAGCGTTTCAACCTTTCGGATGTTAAGCATCTGTTTATTTAGCAGTATTCGCTTTGTGTTTTCCACTTTTCAAGAGAAAAAGAAAAGATTTTGTGGAAAATTTTCTTCTTCTGCTATTAGTAGAAGTTATTTTATAATCTTGTTAATAGTCTTGTTTTATATAATGTAAAGAGGTGTACAAAAAATGGATATAGGTGTACAGATTGTGGAAATGGGTGTACGAAATGTGGACGGTTAGGTGTACAAAAAGTGGAAACAGGTGTACGTTAACTATTGACTTGTACACCTGTTTGCGATATACTATTATACGAGAGGAGGCGTGATAAGAGTGTCCGATATTAAAGGCGGGAACTTGGTTGAAAAGAGCCGACAGCTTGTTTGGGCAAAGTTCACTGATTATACAGCAGGAGAGCTTCGGTTGCTTGAAGTGTATCTTAGCCGTATCAATCCGAGAGACCCCGAAACTTCAACGGTTCAGTTTACGTTACAAGAATATTGCGAATTTTTGGGGTTGAAAATCAACTCTAGGAATTTGAAAGCGCAGGTCAAGCATTTCATCGACAACTCCGTTGAAGTTCCTAGAGGTGACGGTTCAGGCTCGTTTGACTTGTATCCCCTGTTCAGTAGAGCAACGGTAAACTTTGAACCTAGTTTGATGAATATTACTGTGTCATTGTGTTGCAATCCGCTTCTGCAACCTGTTTTCTTCGACATTGCGGAGCGTGGATATGTCAAGTATCGCTTGCGCTACACAGCGAATATGAAATCGCAGTATAGCATTTTGCTGTATTCAATTCTCCGAGAGTTCATCGGACGTGGCGTGAGCCAGCCCGAAATTACGTTGGATAGATTAAGGGAACAGCTTGGCGCAAGAGAACCTAGCTATCAAGAGTTCAAGCATCTTAGGCGGCGTGTCATTGATATTGCGGTAGCTGAAATAAACGAAGTATCAGACCTGTGCGTTGAATATGACAAGGTCATGAGAGGTCGCAATGCGGTTGCTGTGAAGTTCGATGTAGCTTTCAAGTCTAATGAGCCAGTCATAGACGTGGAAGCTAACGAGGTTGAAAGCGTAGAGCTAAAAGATGTTCCAAAGAGCCAACGACCTGCCAGAAAGCCCCGCAGTGGCGCATATGAGGATGTGGATTGGGCATCTATTGCGCCGGAGATGTCTAAAAGCCAGTGTATCTTGACTGCAAAACTGGTGGCAAAGAGATTGCCGGAGAAGTATCCGAACATCAAGCCTAACAAGAAAAAAGAAGCTGTTGTGAACATCATTGAGAATGCATACAGGATTCTTGTCAGTGAGCGACTTGATAGGATTGAAAAAGACCCCGGCGCTTATATGTACTCAATTTTGAAAGAAGCAGACATTGACGATTATGCTACGTTTGACGATAGCTTCTTGAAGTAGTCAGATACAACGCATTATGCAGAATGAGCACAGCGAGCAGATAAAGCAGAAAGGAGCGGTATGAAGAAACAGGAAATTGTGTGGTATTCCGTTAAAGATGATGGGATGCCAACACAAGAAATCATTGAAAAAGCGAAAGGTCGGTTCTTGTGTTCGGTAAAAACGGCCTATCTAAAAGATGAATCTATAACGGCAACAAACACAGTCGCAGCGTTTATTGAAAAGAGCGAGTTTGTAAACACATCGTTTCAGAGGTTGAACATTTCTTCGGACGCTTGCTTTATTGCAAGAGTGGAAGCGTGGGCAGAAATGCCGATATACGAATAAAGAAAGAGTGATAAAATGGCAAAAATCATAGCTGTTGCCAACCAGAAGGGCGGCACAGGAAAGACTACCACAAGCACCTGTCTGGCTGGTGCGTTACAGTTGCTTGGTAAGAAAGTTTTGCTGGTGGACTGCGATGCCCAGTGCAACGCAACGGACACCTACGGCGCACAGACAGAGGACGTGTGTACCCTGTTCGATGTAATGACCCGGCAGGGTACGGTAGAAGAAGGAATCCAGAACTGCGAAGCCGGTGACATTCTGCCGTCAGACAACGCATTGAAGGATATTGACGAGCAGCTTGTCCGGGACATTGGCAAGAACTTCCGGCTGCGTGAAGCACTGGAATCCGTGTCAGAACAGTACGATTACATTGTTTTGGACACTCCCCCCCAGCTCGGTCTTGCTCTTGTAAACGCTCTGATCGCCGCCAACAGCATTATCGTGCCCATCACAGCAGACCGCTATGCGCTTGCCGGATTGAGCCAACTTTCGCAGACCATTGGTGATGTTCGCAGATACTTCAACCCGACTTTGAAGATTGAAGGTCTACTTCTGAACCAGTACAAGAGCCGTGAGAACCTGTCCAAAGAGGTTGTAGAGCAGCTCCCGGTGATTGCACAGAGCATGGGAACAAAGCTGATGGACGTGAAGATTAGACCGTCTATGGGCGTCCGCAAGGCGCAGGCAGAGCGGCACAGCCTGTTTAACGGCGACACGGCAAAGAGCACCAGCGCAGAGGATTTCAAGGCGTTGGCGAAGATGATTGTGGAGGGGGATAACAATGCGACTGATTGATTCTGAAGAACTCGTAAATTATTATTTGCAGAACCAAGCTGACCAAGCAAGATTTCGCAGTGAAACAGCAAGTGTATGCGATGTTTTAGAAAATGTGATTCGCCATGTAAAATTGATGGATGAAATTCAGCCGAAAGAAACGGCAAAGTGGGAAGTTCATCATCGAGTGGACGAGGATGGAGAACATTGGAATTGGCTCGAATGCTCAAACTGCCATTATAAAATTGCACGTTATCCGAAAATGTACCGTGAGACAAGATTTTGCGCTTGTTGCGGAGCAAAGATGGAGGATGAAGAAGAATGAAGTCAACCAGCAAAAAAACATCCGGCTTGTTGGGAGGGTTTGACTTCCAGCCTGTTTTTTCGGAACAAACATTAAGCCGAAGTGAGCCAAAGGAAGAAGAAGTAAGCCAAACAAAGCCGAATAATGCCGAACGAGAGTTAATTAAGCCTAGTGATGCCAGAGACAGCCATGCACAGCCGAGTGAAGTGGAATTAAGCAGTATTAAGCCGAAGCAAGCCAAAGACAGCGAAAGACAGCCAAGTGATGCCGTGTTAGGCGAAAGTAAGACGAAGAAGTTGAAACAGGCAAAGGAAACAAAACGGCTGATTGAGCAGGGCGATATTCCCGGCGCACTGGCTGAAGCTGGCTTGACAAAGAAAAAAATCCCGATGCCGGAATCCCATCAAGGCATTGCAAGCGGTGACGGGAAGCGTTCTAAGCGCATTACCATCCTTATGAGCGAGGAAGAGCGCAAGTACATCAACCGTGAAGCAAGACGGCACGGGATGACTATCGGGCAGTTTGTGTACGCTTTGGCGGTTGCAGCGGCAGAAGGAAAGATTGAATTGGAAGATTTTCTCGAAGATTGAACCAAAAATAAAAAACACGCATTTTCTAACGAATTGACGTTGAAATGCGTGTAGTTTTCGTGCTATTGACATTCATGCTAGCAAGTGTTATACTATTATTGCTAGCCAACAAAGGAGGGATTGAGTTGGCTAAAAGTAGCGCAGAGTATTATCGAAAGCGTCGTGAAACCATCGGTCAGTTCAGTGTTCCAATTCCGAGAGAGAAGCTCGATGCTTTAACGGCAAAGTTAAAGGAACAAGGGAAAACAAAGACCAAATGGCTTAACGAGATGATAGATAAAGAACTTGAGCAATAAAAAATCCCCTAAACTGTTCGTAACTTGGCGGTCTCAGACAGTTTAAGGGATTACACTCCATACAACTATGGATGATAAATCCATTATATCATCTTCATGGTTGTATTACAAACAATATTTTGTGGTAAAGCCAATGAACATTCCAGCAACAAAAGAAGAAATCATCGAAAGTTTCAAGCAAAACAGCAACGGCCGTCCGCTCAACAAGGATGATTATGAGATTGCAGAAGCATTATCTCGAATCATTTACAAGGCGTATGAGGTCGGCATGGAAGATGCCAAACAGCTGAATATGGAGGATATGATGGATAATAGAAACGCGCTTCAAATCTTTAAGAACGAAGAGTTTGGCTCAATCAGAACGTTCGTGAAAAACGGAGAGTACTGGTTTGTCGGCAGGGATGTATGTAATGCTTTTCAGGACAAAAACCCTAATAGAAGCATCGGGCGGATTGATGACTGCGATAAGCGTTCCTTGAAAATCAAAGATTCTCTTGGACGTGAGCAAACTGTGACTGTTATCAACGAATCTGGGTTATACGCTCTTCTCTTTGCGATGCAGCCGCAAAAAGCACATAATCATGGGGTGTCAGATGAGTACCCCATCGAAATCAAGGAAAGAATTGAGAAGCTTCGCCGTTTTAAGAGATGGGTAACGCATGATGTACTTCCTACGCTTCGCAAGACTGGCTCTTACAGTATGAACCCGCAGGAGAACAAGCCCGACACGCAGAACGATGCAATTTTGCAAGTGCTGATGAAGAACACGGAAGTCCTGCAAGCCATCGTTCAACAGAACCAGCAGATTATGATTGCGCTTACCAACCTGTCCGTCAACGATGCAAAGCGCACGATGGAGATTCAGCCTTACACTTCCCATCAGGGGCAGAAGGGTGACGGCAAACGTAGCAAGCGAATCACAATCCTTATGAGCGACAGCGAGCGGACGTTTGTTACGAGAGAAGCACGCAAGCACGGATTCACGGCAGGGGAATACATCTACAACCTGTCCGTTGCGGCATCAAAAGACCAGATTGACTTAGGCTGATTTGACGGCTGAATTTTTAGCCGCCAATTATCAAAGCCCAATTCGGCTCTGGTCATAACTGAATTTTCAGTGCTGATAGTAAATAAAGAGGGGGTCTGCCCAATTTTGGGCACATCCCCTCTTTTGCTTTACTTCTCCGTCACGCAGTCCCAGTAGGCATACGCTTTGCCTTCCACAGCATCCGTGTCATCAAGGAACGCTTTTGCCATGTCAGCGTAGAAGCCCGGAGTATCAACAGACTGGCGCTTTGCGACTTGACAATAATCCGAGTACATCATGTTCATGACTGCCCAGAAATCATTCGGGTCACAAGTGATATTCCGCTGCTTGGCAACGTCCTGTGTCTGTTCCAGCGTCCAGTGACAGCCTTTTGTGCCGTCAGCGTTCACCATGCTGTCGCACCATTCCTCTGCTTCATCGTGGGTGAGGTGCTTGCGTGGCATCTTGATCGAGCGGCTGTCTGCACCGCCATGTTCGTACTGCCCAGACCGCTTGTCCCAGTCTCCGTTCTGCGAGAAGCCAATCTGCGGCATCTTGCGCCCATACTCAACGTCAGGGTAGCGAGGAATAGGGTAGGGGTCGATATAGCGGTTCTCCTCCTGCGGATAGTAAGAATAGCGGTCGTTGCCGTCTTCCAGCTTACGCAGACGGCGTTCCAGCTCACGTTCCCTGCGGTCACGCTCTTCCTCAAGGCGGTCACGTTCCGGCTCACGGTCTTTATCGTGGTCGCGGAGCATCATCATGCGGCGAAAATTAGTCTTGCCCATAATCTATACCTCCTCAAGAAATGGACGCAGGCGCACCAGCGTGGGAACGGCAGAAGCAGCCAAGATACTTAAACGTGCCGGTGCCGGTTGCAGACGTTGCCACACGGGTAGCGTAGCGGGTGCGGGTGTGGATGCTCTCAGCGGTCGCCTGAGCGCAGTTGCAGTCGGTCAGAGGGTATGCGGTCGTGCCTGCGCCAATGGTAATAACCACAGGGGCATTGATGGTGGCCGTGTCCGGCAAGCTCTGAGCGACAACAATACAATACTTCTCTCCGTTCTGGTATGCGCCAGCAGGGATGTTGATGGTCAAAGTATCGTCGGCAAACGTAACTGCCTGACTGATGACCAAGTGCGGGCAGAGTTTGCAGCTTGTTTTGCAAGCCATAGTATTTTCCTCCTAAAAAATCAGGGGCAGAGGTGTCTTGCCCCTGCCCCGATGGTTCACCCGGTGTTATCGGGGAGTGTGTAGGTTAGCAGCAGCCGCAGCAGTTCACGCCCACGTTGGGGTTTGCCACCTGATAAGCGGGAATCGGACGAGGATTGACCCGGTTCAGGATGGTATCGGTCTGCTGGGACATCACAGTGGTCAGAAGCGCATTTTGGCGATCCTGAGAAGCGGCGAACTTCAGGTTCTGATTCTCAGCGGTCAGAGTGGCAATCTTATCCTGCGTGAAGTAGTCCATCATGCTGCGGAAATTGGCGTTGCAGTTGTCCACGATGGCACGGGCGTTGTCTGCGATAGCCTGACGGGTAGCGCAGTCCTGCTGTGCAATGGTGTACTTCAGGTCGCCGATGAGCTGCTTGTTCTCGCAGCAGCAAGATGCCAGCTGCGTGGAAAGTGCGGTCTGACCCGCCTGCCGTGCGTTACCCTCCTGCATGATGGCAAGGCTGATGGCGTTGTCGCCGTTGGACACGCTGCGTTCCAGGCCGTTCACGAGCTGTGCGTTCTGGTAGCCGAGCTGACAGATCGCCTGATTAGTACCAGCAAAGCCGCCCGCAATAGCAGCGTTGAGGGTGTTCATCTGTGCGAGCTGGTCATAGCCCAGAGAGCAGATACCGCTCTGGATGCCAGCCAGAGAACGGGAAGTGTCCTGCTGGTAGAAGCCCTCAGACAGCGCCGCACGAGTATCTGCGCCGCCCTGACCGGTTGCGCCAGTGCCGACCAGATAGGGGATGTAGCTGTTCATGCCATTGTCACCACCGTTTCGACCGTAGCCGTTTGTACCCCAGCCGAAGATGATGGCGAGGATAATAACCGCCCACAGGCCTTCGTTGCCGAAGAAACCGCCGTTGTTATTACCGCCGTCCTGCCCAGCCAGATAGCCAGTTGCAAAATCGTCCATAACAAAACTCCTTTCAGTTTTGCGTTATGCTATCCCACCGCCGTGTGCGGTGGGCGAAGCCAAATAAAAGCGGTTTTTGTCAAGTCCGCAAAACTGAGAAGCGTTTCGCTTAGAGGGATGCTTTATCAAGGCAGCGTCAGGTTCAGGACGCTTGCCAGCTGGTTCAGGTCGATGCCGCGCTCTTTGGCGAGATTCTGCGCCATCGTTCTGAGCTGCGTTTCGTTTTTTCCCTGAATCAGGTTCAAGCCCTGCATAATAGGGGCGTTCTGCCCGCTCAACTGCTGGATAAGCCCCATCGGGTTCTGTCCGGCACGAGCCAGATTTGCAAGCTGCATGATAGGGCTGTGAGTAATCATGTCAAACGGAGAGGTCATCGCTTATTCTCCTTTCTTTGCGGTGGCAGTGGGCTTAGAAAAGCTCTTTTGCCACTTTTCCAGTTCATCCAGCCTGCGGACGAGGGCGTTATACTCTTCAATGGGCACATACTGCTGTGTCGGTGCAGCGGTCTGCTGTGCCTGTTGTGCCTGTATCTGCCGCCACGCTTCCGGGCTGTAAAACTCCTGCACATAGGATTCGCAGGTGTCAGGGTTGAGTCGCTTGCAGTAAATCACGCCACTCCGCAGGTCGGGGCAGTAGGTCGGTCTGCCATACAGGTCAGACGGTATCGCCAAAAACTCTTCCCTGCTGGAAACTGGTCTGCCCAGAAGCCAACCGCCGTCCTGCGCCGACTGCTGAACAGGCTGTTGCCCATTCATCGGCTGCGGACGCTGCTGCTGCATCTGCTGTACTTGCGTGTTTGGCAGGGGAGCGGCAAGCCCTACCGTGCCCATACCGCCATAAGGATTGATAGGCTGCTGTGGAACATAGGGTGCTCCGGGTGTCGGATAATAGCTCATGGTTCATCCCTCCTATTGCACCCAGTGTACCGTACCGGAAGAAAACGAGAGACAACGAAGGTACAACGAAGGACAAAAAAGAAAAGCGACCACACGGAAAAATCCGCATGAGCGCTTAACTGTAAGGATACACACATTGGAGTGCAATGCTAAGATATCACATCATCCAATATATGGCAATGCTTTCGACAAAACTAGTAAGAATAAAACAAAATCCACCAGCCTAAAAGCTGATGGATTATAAGTGAGCGAGTAATCGCCCTGCCACCGAAGTGGCAAAATTGCGTCTCCCACATGGTACGCACTGCAAGTAGGCGGGCGGGAGACTGTATCAACTAAAAAGACCCGCCATGATACGCATCGTTGAGAGGCTTAACGGGTTCAGATATCCACCCTAATGCGCTTCTTCGAGAGGCCGGGTGGATTTGTTGAGATAATTATACCACAATTCATGCAAAAAGAAAAGCGGCAGACCCGAAAGCCTGCCGCTTCAATGCGTTTCGTGAGAAATCGCACCCAATTAAGATTATTATACTATAATCCGTGCAAAAAGAAAACAGCGTAACCATGATGGCTGGAACCCATCAAGATTACGCTGTAGACTGAGCCGTATAGAACTAAACCTCTAAGTAAGATATAATTCTAAAGGCACTTAGCATGTATTATAAGTGTATCACACATCGAGCATTTTGTCAATGCCTTTCAGCCGGTAGCCTATCGCCGTCCGGCTGTAATGCGTCTGTGCCGCAATGTCCGGCAGCGGAAGCCGCTCAACGTACCGCAGTAAGGCTATCTTACGGTCTACCCTCCCAAGCGGTGCGTTTTTGATGGCTGCGGTCATCTGCTGTCGGTCAAGCCCTTGCAGCGCAGCGGGCAGCACTACACGAGCCGCCGCCACAGGCAGCACCGAGCCAGAAAGGCTGCGGCAGCTGTCCGGCGTTGCGCACCATATTGCCAAGCACGGTAAAATGGTGACGTTTTGTCACCATTTTCGTGATGTCACGAAATTGTTCTTGTGCGGCGAACATCCCGGTGACGTCACCGGGATGGCGGTATGTAGTGCTTGCCATGATATCCTCCCTACTGTGTGATTTCCTCAGCGCCTGCCTTGTCCTTAGCATCCAGAGCGTCATAGTACGCCTGTGCCAGCTGCTCCACCTCTGCGATGTCATCTGCGGTCAGCAGTCCGTTGTCGTAGTGCACATATGCTTTATCCAGCCAGAACGCAACATCGCGTCCTGCTGCAATTTCCCGCTTGATGGAGCGCAGGGTCAAATCGTGTCTGGATTTGGATTTAATTGCCATATGTATGTACCTCCTTATGTGTTGGTCATTGATGCCACAGCATCCTCAAGGTCAGTAATGCGTTTGATGGGGTCTGCTCTGCCGGTCACGATCAGGGTGTCCGCGTCGGTTATGACCGTGTTCACGCCGCTCAAAGCGGGGATGGGCTGTGCGCCTGTCGCGGTGATAGGAGTGGGCTCTGCCAGCTTGTAAGCAATTTGCATGGGAGTTCCGGCGGCGTACTGGGCGGAAAGGTAAGACTTCCACTCGTCTATTGTGCCTCCCGCATATGTATCAGTATAAATTATGAAACGGTTGTATTTTGCTGCGTCAACTGCTATTCCGCTTTTGCAACTGTATGTATCATTTGCCGTTACTACCGGATATTGACTGCATATAATATCACCCTTAACTGAGACACTTGTGGGAGCGACTATTCCAGGCGCTTGAAGCGTAAAGCGTCTTTTGCCGAGATGGATGGTTGATTGGCTGTCCCACTTTTCCGTCCCGTCCAGCGTCAGCAGTTTCCACGTATCCTGCCCCTCTCCCGTCACCGCGTCCACCGTGCCGCCGTAGATTGTGTGGGGCAGAGTAAGGGTGGTGGTTTGGCCGGTATAAGGGGCGTAGGCGGTGGGTGCATAAGAGCCGGACACGACAACAGCGACAGTCATGTCAATAACATCGCCTTTTGCAAACTGCGCCTGCATAGCAATAACGGTTTCGTCTTTCGTCCGTAGTCCGTAAAGCGTATATTTTTGCTTTGTCCCCTCTACCGTAAATCCGGTGATTTTCAGCCCCTTTCCAGCAAGAAGTTTTTGCTGAGTATCAAGGATGACAAAGCTGCCGCCGTCTTCTTGGTAAGTCCCGCTTAAATGAACCTTGTTATCCCCAATATAAGCTATTGTTAGGCCATACGGAGTATATGTGACATGGGCGTTCTCTTTTGGATTCAGCAGATTCTCCCCGCACCGCTCCACCTTCACGCTATCCCGCCCGGAAATAGGCCGGATATTGTCAGGTGATGGGTCACCGCTCCCTTCCTGCGTTGGCTCCCAACTCACCTTGCATCCCAACGGATATCCCGTCACAGGGTAGCACTGCACCGGGTTGCCGGTCTCGTCTAGCGGCGGGCAGAGCACATCCACGATGTGCTTGCTGCTCCATGCGTCGGGCCCCACGGCGGTATCATCAATTTGTATGCCATCTTTGCCGTCTGCACCTGCCGGGCCGGGGTCGCCTTTAGGCCCCTGTGGCCCAGTGTCACCTTTTTCGCCCTGCGGCCCCTGCGCACCCTGCGGGCCGCGCTCGCCCTGAATGCCACGCGGCCCCTGTTCACCACGAGGGCCAGTTTCACCCTGAGGGCCAGTGGCTCCGGTAGCACCAGTGGGGCCTTGTGGGCCTGTCTTACCTTGCGGGCCGACCGGACCGATGGGACCAGTGTCGCCCTTGTCGCCTTTCTCGCCTTTGAAGTTACCAGCGGCAATGCCGTCCTTCAGCTCTTGCAAGCTATCAGCGGCTTCCTGAGCGCTCTGGGCTGCATTGCCTGCACTGGTGGCGGCTTCACTGGCGGCGGTCTGGGCGGCTTTGGCAGATACCCCAGCCTGCTGCGCCGCAGTCTGGGCATCGGTCTTGGCCTGCTCTGCGGCGGCGGCATCGGTGTGCACGGCCCCCACCAGCTCCTGCCAGGCAGGTGTGCCAGGCTCCGGCTCTGTGCCGTCCTCCGTGCCGGAGTTGGCGGCCACACGGTAGCGCAGGTCTGCGCTGGTGACGGTCTTGGTGCCGTCGCTACCCTCAAAAGTAATGCACCCGCTCCCGGGCTGTGCGGTCACGCTGGCGGGCACGTCCACAGAGCCGTCTGCCACCAGCGAGGATGCCGGGTCATTGCCGCCCAGGACGTGCCAAAATGCCCGGATGATCAGCCCTTCCCACTCGCCGGTGGCGGTGACGGCAAGGCGGTACACGCCCCGGTTCTTGGTGTAGCCAAAGCGCACCAGCTGCTCATAGCCCGGCACTTTGACGACGCCATTGGATGCGAGAGATACGCTTAGCTCAATCATAGATTACCCCTTGTTGATGGTAGGTTTCTTTTCTGCCAGTGCCTTCTTCATCAGGCTTACGGCCTTTTCAATCACCGCGTCAAGCACTTCATCCGTGATGATAGGCTTCAGCCATGCAGGGCAGGCCGCACGCAGGGCGTCAAAGACCTGCTTCTTTTTCTTTGCGCCCTGACCGCTGCCCATGATGCTGTCCTCGGCCTTGCACACGAGGTCATAGGCCAGATCTTTGACCAGCTGCTTATAGCCCATGCGGATAGCGCCGACAGCCAAAGCCACAAAGCCGACGATAATAAGAACGATTGCGACGGGGGCGGGGATAAAGTTAAGCATTGCTTCCATGATTTGTTACTCCTTTCAGTAGGTAGTTGTTGATATCGGATTTGCTTTTTTGCATACCTTCGCGGTTATTGCCGGATAGTTGCGCATCCAGAAGATTCTGCACGCCAACAAGGACAAGACGCATTTCTTCATCGATGCCGTCAAAGCGCGTCAAATCGCGTCTAAGGGCCGCGGCGTGCTGCGTGGAAACAGTTTCTACCGCAGCCAGTCGCTTTTCAATGGTGTCAATGCGCTTGTTCTGCGCATCGTCGGGGGCCTGTGCATTTTTGACGTACTTGTGGATGATGTCCAGCACCTTGTCGATGGTGATGACCGCAGCGCACAGGCTGCCCAAGATGCCCAGCACCCACAGTAGAGCTTCTTTTTCGGTCATTTGCCCTCCCGGAGACGGGTCAGGCCCTTCTTGCAGATGATACTGGTATAGTCCTTGTAGGCAATGGACAGGTCAACATTGCCGGCAACGCCCGGCACGCTGCCGGAGCTGGTATGCTGCCACATCCCATAGGGGTATACCGTGGCGGGCTTCTGGCTACGGTAGGCCGCCAGCCACACATCATAGGGCTTGAGCGCCGCGCCGGTCATGTAAAGGTGCTTGTCTGCATAGCTCAGGTAGGTGTACAAGATAGAGTAAAATCCCCAGTCCTGCACCGTTTTCAGCTCGTAAGCAGTCAGGTCGGTCAGCACCTCTTTGCTAAGCTTCGCGGGCAGCGCGTCCTCGACGTCCACAGCCACCGGCAGGCGCAGCGTCTTGCCGATCAGGGCGCTTTTCAGCAGGGCCAGCTCCTTGTCAGCTTCTGCCCGGTTGACGGCCTTAAAGTAGCCATACACGCCCACCGGGATGTCCAACCGAGTGCACTCTGCATAGTTGCGCTCAAAGGTCGGGTCAAGATACGGCTTGCTGGGTACGCCTGTCTTGCTGTTGCCCATTGCCCGCAGCATCACACCGTCAATTTTTCCGCTGGCCTTGACCTTGTCCCAGTTGATGTTGCCCTGCCAGCGGGAAACGTCCATGATTGTTTTACTCATTTAAGCCTCCTTGTTCTTATTGCCGGTCTTGTCCTCCAGCAGCTCGATCAGCTCCTTATACTCGGCCTCGGTGATGCGGCCAATGGCGTAGAAAACGTCCAGCTTGTCCGCAAGACCAGCGGTCTGTCCGCGCTCGATCAGGCGTTTACAGGTACGATACAACATAGGTTTACCTCCTTATGTGGTGGTGTCAGTGGTGGTGTCGTCGGTCAGTCCCAGTTCCAGCAGGGCGACGCGGTACTCCTGATCTACCGCCAGGGCGTCCGTGTCCGCCTGCGCGGCCTGCGTCTCGGTCAGCAGCTCTTCCAACGTCGGGTAGTGGTAGCCGGTGAATACAACCGATACAGTATTCAGCGTATTGGTAAGGGTACATTCAAGACGTTTTTTGTCGGCCGAAAATAATACTGTGACCTTGAGACTTCCCGCGCCAAAACTGCCAGTTTCATATGTCATACCAGGGGTAAGATTAAAATCAGTTTCGTTTATGCGGAGGTTAACGTAATCTACACCGTCCTGAACGTTAATTGTCTCAGTTTTTCTCCTCCCAATCGTTGTTTTTCCGCTCCACACCAGCCGCGCCTCCGACTTTACCGCCACACTGGCCGCGATGGTGTCATACAGCGTCTTGCCGCTCAGGGTGCCGTCCGGGGCAATGTCCAGATAGTCGCCTACCTTCACGCCGCCCAGCTGGTCTGCCGTAGCGGGCGGCAGGGTGTACGGCGTGCCGAACTTGGCGTCGGCCTGGGCCTTGGTGTAGTAGTCGGAAAGGTCCGCTTTTTGAATACTATCCTTCCACGACTTCGTGTCACTGTCCCACGTCCAAATGGTGTCAGTCGTTCCGACGACAGCCCACCAGCCGTTTTCGCCTACCGGGACCGCAGCCTTTAACGCCTCTGGCGTGGCGTACCACCCCTGTGCACCGATGGTGATGGTGCGGACCTGCTCAAAGTATTCTTTTGTGCCCTGCAAATAAGTAGCAGACTGAGATTCCGAACGCTTTGAATTGATTTCGCTTGTCTTGGCAGCAGCAGCAGACAAAGCTGCATTTTCGGAGTCTGCTTTTACAATTGCAGAAACGTCTTTTGCGGCATTTTTTGCAGCCTGTTCTGCTTTTGCACGTTCTTCCGCAGCGGAATTTGCCGCCGAAACGGCTTCCTCTTTTGCGTTGATGGCACCTGCAACTGTACTCAGCTCATTTAAAGTGGATGCGTTGATTGGTGTGCCGTCCTTTATGGGTTCGTCGTTTCGGACGAGCGTTACAATTTCAGACGACCCATCCTCACGGACTAACGTCCACCTGCCAGGATATTTTGATATGCGGTCTTCAAAAACCATATTGGTCCTCCCCAGCCATGTATTCGCCAGAAAAAGTAACGTAAGTTTTGGCGATTGATTCTATGTCTGACAAAATGCTTTCAAGTTGGTTCATTGTCTCGAATCCGAGCCTATCCATAGACGTAGGCGTCGGCGCAGTTTTGGCGTCTCCTGAGTTTTTAGAACGAATAGATTCGATATTCGACAGCCACCTAGTGGCATCTGACGTGGTAAGATACCCGTTTATGTCCCAGTCCGTCTTGACATCTACGTCCGCACCGAGAAGTGAAGCAAGCTCGGATATGCCGGTTTCTATTCTCGAAAAATCTCTGTAGTCAAGAGCCCCTTTCATACCGGAAAGCCACTCCGCTTTTTCCTCATCCGTCCAGGTCCCGTTCACGGCTTTACCATAAATGAACTTTAGGCGGTCAACATCGTCTTGGCTTCTGTCTGTAATCCAAGTTGCCATAGTCCCTCCTTAAAGCAAAATCTTTTTGTCGTTACCGACTTTAGTCGTAGACGGAAGCGTAAAAGCAGGGCTGAACTTGTTGGAACTCCACGCGTTATACGATTCTGAATAGAAAAACGTCTTGCCTCCATTATTTGTTCCGAGACTGTATGTTCCAACAAGCTGGCCTTGAATGGGATTCCCGGAATAATCTCGCCATGCAGGGGAGCGTGACCATCTGCGGATAAGACGATTGACGGAATCATCATAAGACTGAACAAAAGCATTTCGGGTTTGCTTTGGTAGTACAGAACCTTCTTTTTTGAAAAACGGGTTACTGCCATTTACATAAACATCTGCGTTTTTGTCTTCCGGGTCAAACATCTCATAAATAGACGGGAGAAAAACACTGCGAGAAAGCGTTCTGATTTCCATAGTGCTACCGCCTACCGTGTAATAGAAAGAAGTAAGCCCCATTGCGGACTTGACGGTGTCGCTAAATCTGTTTGCGTAATCTCCCTTCAACAGCCTGTCGATGGAGCTTCCGTCGTATGTATTGACGTGCGTCTGGTTCCACACTGTTTCAGCAAGAGGTTCTTTCCTGATAAGAAGTGTTCTCCCCGGACCATTTAAGCCAGGCTCATACCCATGTTTTGCGACAACAAACTCTACATCCGCACCACTTTCTTGAATGTAAACAGACGATCCTTCCGGCATATCCGACAAAGACGGAGCCTGACTGATAACGGTACACTTTGCAGATACTGAAGACACGAAGGCTGTGACTACGGCATCTCCACTGGAAACAAAAGAAATGTCGCAAACAGAAACGCCGCCTTTGTTGGAAACGACGGAAATGGAAATAACGTCGGGAGGAGATGCTTCCCATCCGATTGCTGGGGAATCCTCTGAGGAAGGGACAAGCGTTGCGGTTAAACGAACGGTCTCTCCAGGAGCCACAAAAACGGAGTCCTTATCAAGTCTAAGGGCACTCGCACTTTCCACCATATATCCTTCCATCGTACCTTTAAAACATCCGTTAAAGGTATACTTGGCATCCGTAACGAGAACGTTCGATGCATATCCAAACTGGTGGTTTGCTCTAACAAAAGACAACGCATCAATATGGGGGCTTGCACGAAATTCCAGGTTTACCTTTCTTCTGTTAGAAAGAAGTGCGTATGTTTCGGTCAACGCATTTTTTGCGCTAGAAGATATAGATTTCGATATAAGCGGATTATTGATGCTTTGGGTCGCTCCGTTCCCACTAGCTCCGGCTGGATAAAACACGGATTCGCCGCCAACCTTGCACGATACGTTTTTTATTTTTGTCGAAAACGTTATTTCTGGGTATTTAAAGCTATTCAAGAGCGATATTTCCTCAATATCAGACCTCGTGACTGGAACAAGAGGAACACGTTCAATGTGAATGACCCCATCTCTGGATTGGTAAAGAGCCATCCCGGCTGCGTTTGCAGCAAGCTGAAGAACGTCTGCGTTTTTATAAGAAGAAGCATCGGAGGAAATGTCGCAAGAATAGTTCTTTAATTCTTCCGAAATTTCGTAAGAGATTCCGGGAACATCCAGAAGCTCTAATGCATCAAAACACATCTGATAAAGCGTTCCACTCGTGTGCCCAGTATAAATGGAATCTTGGAGGAAAGATAGGGCGTCCCTGGCATCAAACGATGCCGTTATGCCATTCGCCGGAATTGTCCATCCAGAAAGAAAGAACTTCCCTCCGTCAATCCATTCGACCGCATCTCCAATGTCCATGCCGTATTGAACTGAAATCTCCTGACGTTCATAAAGATACCGATAAAGACCACCCGGGTTTACCGGGTTCCAACGCTGCTTAGAATTATCAACGGAAAACGAAACGGAATCCTTGGAAAGCTGACCGGAAACCGGGTCGCGTTTCGATTCGTGCGTATAGGAGAGCAAGTCTGCTTTGTTAAATTGAATACGTTGGCCGAATTCAACTTGTTCTACTCTAGCTCTACGGCCTTGGATGCACCATTCCAAAATTTCAAGGGTAATTGAATCATACCCAGAAATCTCAAAATCTACAGAGGATTTAACCGACTGGTTATCGTCAATTTGTTTTGACGCAACGAGCTCCTTTCCGCTATAAGCCGCCAACCTAAAAGATTTTGCAAATTCGTTTAAAACAGACGACCATACGATTGTAATTCCGGGGATTCTTTCAGTGTGTGTTTTGCTGAAAGAGAAAGTGATAATCGGATGGTTTGTGTCAGAAACACAATCCATACTTAAATACCCAGCGTTCTCGTATGGCTCTGAATCTGGGACCAAAAGTTTGCTCCCGTCAAGGACCCACAAATTAGGTTCTCCGGTGGCATAATTGGCCAAAGAAGCAGAATCCAGGTCTGTGACAGACAACGTGTTGCTGAATAAAGCCTGGTTGGAAGAGCTGGCAATGGCGTCTGCTTGGGCCTTATCGTCAGAGACGTGGTAAGTGATGCGAACAAACATCTCCGGAACAAGTGTTTTGTCGTATTGCTCAAGCCACTTGTTGGAAGGCAGAAAGCCCATGAATAATCACCTCTCTTAAACTTCAACGAGGCTAATGGCCGCTCCTACCCACCCCATAACGTTTCCGTTGGACGGAGACCTCCTCCACATTCCAGCAGTTCTATCGGAGACGTACATCTGCCTTGTCGTGTAACTTGCTGCCGCCTGGTTATAAAACCGAACAGTGCAGTAAAAGTTTGTGGTGAACGGCCCGATGACGTCCGCCCACTGTCTTGCGGTAAGATAATTCCATTTTAGGGAAATCTTCGCAACATCGTGCCGCACCACAGACCCAACGACTTTGCCTTGTGCGTTTCGTCCAGAATCGACTATCGTGCTTGTTGTAGCGTCGTAGGAGGAAGGCTCAGGCAGCTCTCTGCCATTTACTGTGACGAGAGATTGCATAAAACGTAAACCTCCTTAGTAGCTGTAAACTTCGTTTCCCATAATCTGGAACCCACGCTCAGACTGCCGTTTCTCAACGGACGCAGTGATTTGCTTACCATCAAGGTAAATCTTGAGCTCTTTCCCTCCGGTAAGCTCGTCTCCATACCGCTGGAAGATGTCAAGGAATGCGTTATAACACCCATCGTGGACGGCACTACGAAGTTCTGCGGAGCTCGTTCCACTAGCGGAAGAAGCCGGGTAGTAGCTCCCAACGGATATAGTGGAGCCATTAACAGAATCGTAATCACTCGTGCCAGGATAACTCGAATAGCTGTCGTTTACAGATGGAGCGGAACTTGTTCCGTGCTTTCCGACAAGCGTTCCGACAATTCCTGCAATTGCGGCTGCAATTGCGACGCCGCCAGCGATCATGATGACACCAGTTGGGATGCCAAGAGATGTCAAGACGCTGCCGATCGTTTGCAAGATGCCCATAAATGCAGCTCCAATTTGACCGATAAGCCCGGCAATGCCAGCGATGATAGATGGGAACTGGCTCAAAACTCCAGAAGAAAGGCCAATACTGATTGCTTTGCCGGATGCTGAGATTGGTCCGATCAAAGCAGAAAAAGACGTTGCAATCTTACTGCCGAGACCGACGACCTGCGTGGAGATTTCGCCAAACTTGGATGTAATTCCATCCAAAATGTTCTTTCCGACAAGTTTTGCAGAAGAAAACACTTTGGAACCGACGGTTTTAAGAGCACTGGTGAGATTGGAAACCAAGTCAGAAGCATAAGACTTGACCTGTTTTCGGTTCTCTTCCCCCATTGCCTTCCAGATGATGGCTGCTGTGTTTTCGGCGACGGTTTGGATATCACCTTTCTTGACCGCATCGATCATGCCCTTAATCGTGCCAATGAAGTCGCTTTTGAGACCGTTGTCGATTTCATTCCACTTTGCGTCGAACGTATTGACCATGTTATCAACAAAGCCATTTGCAACGTCTGCGCCATAATCAATCATCTCGTTGCCCTTCTGCTGAGCAACGTTTGCCAGATTGGTCATAGCTTGTTCAACGTAAGGAAGTGCTACGGTGATACCGTTTGCAAGGCCTTGAACGATGTAACCGCCAATCTCTGCAAACACCGTAGAAGGGGAGTGAATGCCGAGAGCGTCCTTGAAGCCGTTGACAAAACCATCAGTGAAACTCTTGATGCCATTTGTAACGGTACTCCATGCGTCTTTTAGGCCGTTGATTAGACCGTCCCAAATGAATTTGCCGAGTTTTCTCAATTCGCCAGGAAGTTTTTTGAACTCACTGACAATAGACGAAATGATTTTGGGAATTTCAACAACAACAAAAGCCACCATTTTCTTTCGCCATTCGGAAATAGTATCAAGAGTCTTTAAGATTGCAGTCCAAATATTTCCCGGCAGTTCTTCAAAAAACTTAACAACAGACGAAACGATTTTGGGAACTTCGGTTGTTACAGTAACGACCATGTTTCCGACCCACTCCCCGATTTTGCCGACGGCAAAGCCAAGGGCATAGCCGATTTTTTCAGGAAGAGAGCTGAACCACTCGCCAATGCTATTTATGATATCTCCAACCTTTCCGGGAAGAGAAATCATAAAATCAATGGCCGCATTCCACTTGGTAACGATAATTTGCTTGATGGCTTCAATGCGCTGCTCAAAAACATTTTCGACATAATGCATTTTAATGTCGGCTTCTGCGGCAGCATCTGTTTTTTCGCTGCTCTCTTTAGTGCCCCATTTGATACCAGCCCAGTGAAGAACAAGGCCAATACCGACACCAGCAGCGGCAACGGCTCCAGCAACAGGAAGGCTTGCACCAACAAGCAATGCAACTCCAGCACCAGCAACGCCACCAAAAATTCCCATCAAAGCAGCGATGATGGTATTAAGAACCGGAAATTCTTTCAGCTTTTCGCCAAGAGAGAATGTGATTCCAGCAAAAGTAATAAGACCTGCAAGACCGATAGAAAGCGTTGCGGCTGTACCAGTGGCTACGCCAAGATTAGTGAGCAACGTGATGCCCGCAATGGAACCAAAAGCAGTAGTTAAAGCGGATTGAATCCATGTGCTTGCATCGCCAAGATTTGCTTCGCCAGTGCCAAGCGCATAAGTAAGACCTGCAAGGCTTGCCACAAAAGAGATGCCCATGCCAAGCGTAATGCCATCTGCGCCCATTGTGCGCCAAAGAACAAAAGAGCCAAACGCAGCAGACACCACTTCGCCTAAAAGCTCAAGAGGATTTCCACTAGATGCGTAGCCTTTTGCAAAACTGAATACTAACGATGCTTCGACAACAACCGTTGCAATTGAAAGAGCCAACTTTTGCAATTCTGTCATCTTGGAAATTGCTGTCGCAATGTCCGTCAGAAAATCAACAATTTTCCACAACGAAAGTGCGGCGGTGATAGCACCAATAATCGGTAGCATATCCTTGATTTTCTGCTTGATAGCATCAATCTGCTTTGCGAACTCTTCATTGTATTGCTTGAACATATCGTAGCCGGACAGGTCTACGTCGCCCAAGATGTTGCCAACAGATGCACCGCCGCCAGAGCCGGAGCTTCCCTGTGTGGGGTCAATGATGTTCAGTTCATCAAAGCCCATCGTGTAGTCCTTGAGGGCTTTGGCGGCTTTCTTGGTGGAGTCTGCCGTGTCATCCATTGCGTCACCGATGCCGCCAACGCTATCAGCGCTTTTGGTAAAATCAGTAAACACGACCTTCACACCCATCAGCTTTGCCACCCATTCAACGAACTCTCGAATGAGCTGCACAGCGGCAATCAGTGGGGGGAGAATGGATTTCAGGGCAGGGTAGAGCAGAGAACCAACGGACTTTGCCAGCATATCCAGCTGGGCTTTCAGAATCTTAATCTGATTCGCAGGGCTCTGGATGGTCTGTGCAAGGTTGCCCTGCACATTGGCAGTCTGCTTCATAATGGCGATATAACGCAGAACCGCCTTATCTGCCTGAGACAGGCTAGAAACCTGCTTGTTAAAGCCTAGGGCAAGAAGTTCCTGCTGTAACCGCGCCTGAGACAGGTCAACACCAAGACGGCGAATAGGTTCAATCTCGCCAGAGATAGCAGAGGACATTGCGGTAAAGGTTTCGGCAACATCCTTGTTCCAATAAGAGCCTTCATCATAGGCAAGCTGGGTCAAATTCTTAGAAAGAACGTAAGCCTTGTCGCTAGCCAAACCAAACGAAGTACCAAGGCTCTGAATAGTAGCCATGTAGGTCATCGCTTTGGTCGGGTCAACTCCAAGCAGACCTTGCATCTTGCTAATAAGCGTATCGGCTTCACCGCTCAAATTGCCCATAGCATTATGAAACAGGTCTGTTGCTTCATAGAAGTCGTTGAACTTTGCAACAGCATTGCCGAGATACTCAGCAATAGCTTTCAGCGAAACCAGCTTTGCCATGTTTCGCATAAAACCGCTCATCTGATTAGACAGGCTGAGATAGCTTTTTTTCTGCCGTTCATTGGCAGCCGTCACACGGTTTGCCTGTGTAACCACTTTGCTCAACTGCGACGGCAGCTTTGCAAAGGCGTTGCCAACCTTGTCAAGCTGTGAAGCAAGGGGAGTGAGGGCAGTAGAGATTTTATTGCAGGAATCCGAGAAAGCATCGAGGTCAGCTGCTTTCAGCTTTTCGGACAGGTCAGGGATTTTCCCGATGGCGTTGACCGCGCTGCCGATTGCTTTCAAGCCGGAAGCGTCCAGAATGGACAGGGGAGCCATTGCGTTTGTCAGTTCAGTAATGCTGCCGGACATGGAGTAGAAATCCACGCCATTCAAGCCGGACACGGCAGCAGGGATTTTCTTGATGGCGTTGACAACACTGTTAATGCTTTTTACACTGCCGGAAAAGTTTGCATTGCCGATGCCATTCAGAAAATTCGTGATGTTGTCCAGCCCAGACAGGCCAACAGATGCCTGTTTCAGCGCAGAAATGGAAGCGGACAGCTTATCAAGGCTGTTCACAACTTTTGTGACGTTGCCCTTTGTCCGCAAATTAGAAATGGCGGTAGCGAGCTTGTCGATATTAAGCTCCGCACCGATGGATTCCGCAGAGATTTCTACGGATAAGCTCGTAATATCAACATCAGCCATCACTACCACCATCCTTTTCCATCATAGAGAACATCATGCGCTTAATGCGTTCCTGTGCTTCCGCAGCACGTTGGTATTCATACTCTTCCTTCTCCTTTTGAGTAA